GGTTCAATTCCCGGCGCCTCCACCAAAAACCAGCACGAAAAAAGCCACTCCAGGAATGCGCGTCAAGGAACGCATCAAGGAACCGTCACGAACTGTGACGAATCTGGCCGCGCAAACCGGCTCCGAAAGAGCAAGCTCCTAGCCCTCGCTCAGATCGACCCAGACGGGGCCGCTCCAGGGCTGGCCGCATGCCGCGGCCTGGACGCCGCGCTGATCGGGGATATGGCTCGGGTTGAGCGTCTGCTCGTCCGGGAGGCGAGCCGCCGTGGCTGACCTCGCTTACACCTGCGAGCGGTGTGGTCAGCGCTGCTCGGGAGAGCGTGGATCGCTTCTCGTGCTGCTGAGGCTGTGTTCCGAGTGCCAAGCGAAGCGCTATGCCAAGGGGCTAGCCGAGCAGCGCCGAGCGGAGGTGCCGCGTGGCTGACCCCACCTGCTTCCCCGGCTGTATCTGCAGCGACTGCACGGGGCACGCCCTGCGGCTCCCCGGAGCCGGCGTTCTGCACGACGCGCGGCGCGCACAGCATAGAAAGTCTACCCCTACGCGCTCCGAGCTGCCAGAGCGCTCGCCAGTGCTGACGTTCTCATCCGAGCTCACGGCTCGCCGCGCTGAAGCCCGAAAGGAGACCGACTGGTGAGCGAACGGGTCATCTCCCTATTCGAGCGGCGCAAGCGCGCTCTGCACGAGCGCCGCACGGTCGAGGCAGAGGCGCTTCCGGGTTTGGTCGTGCTCCGGACTGCCGGGCAGATGGCTCGACTCACGCCTGCTGCGGCTCGCACGCTGGCGAGCAACCTGCTGCACCTAGCGGAGCTCGCCGAGCGACCTCCGGAGGAGCCGTGGCAGTGATGGCCAGAAATCAACGACTCGCCGACTGCGCTATTCGCACTCAAGAGGAGGTAGCGCGTGAACTGGGCATCAGTCGTGCGCGAGTGGGTCAGCTCGAGCAATCCGCGCTCCGGAAGCTGCGTAGGGCGCTGACACTGCAACAGTACCGGCGGCTGCGGCTGCCGCGGGTGAGGACAGAACCATGAGACACACTCGCTTCGAACTCGGCTTTCCCCGCAATCGCAAGGTTTCGAGGCTGAGCGATGCGGCGTTCCGCTTGTGGACGAGCGCTATAGATCACGCGCGAGAGCAGCGCACGGATGGCCGAATCGAGCCAGGCGACCTACTGGTTATCCCGCGAGGTGGCGGAGCGGTCTCCTGGAAGCCGTCGGTCGTCAAGGAATTGGTGGACGCAGGTCTCTGGGACACCGAGAAAGGCGGGTGGAAAATTCACAACTTTCTAGTCTGGCAGGACTCCAAGGCGCAGGTGGACCGTGCGCGAGAACAAGCTAGGGGACGAATGGCCAACGTTCGCGCGAACAGAGCGCGCGGTTCTCCAGAAGTTCACGCGAACAGTTCGCCTGATGTTCGCGCGAACTTAGAAAGAACTTCGCGAGAAGTTCGCGTTGGATCGTCTGATTCTGATTCTGCTTCTTCTTCTGATTCTGATCAGGTTTTCGATCCGGAATCAGGTACTCAGGAAATCTCTCCGCGCGCGCACGAGGGTCCTGGTACCGCCAACGCCGTGAAACGAATAGCGAATCTCGAAGATGCGCTCAGGTTGCCCGTGCAGGAAAGGGCCATATTCACCGAAGAAAACCGGCATTTGGCGGAGTGGTTACGGCCCGAGGCGTGGCCGGAAGTCCGATCCGTTGCGCATGCCCTGCACGCTGCAAACCGTGGAAATGGGGCGCCAAAACTGGGCTCCTACGCGGCCGATTCTGGTGTCCGGAGGGTGGTCGAGCTCTACGCCGCCGGGTTCACCGAGCACGAGCTCGAGGCGCTTTGCGCGACCGTCGTGCTCGAAAAATGGTGGACCGAGGGCGGCAAACCCAAGTCGCTGGGGGCCCTGACGGTCGAGGTTTGCCGTCGCGCAACGGCGGCTCCCGGAGCGCTGGAGCACGCCCAACGCGAGGCCGAACTCGACCCAAGCGAGCGCGAACGCATCCGAAGACTGGCCGACAAGCACCGGCCCAAGCCGGTCGCAGCGGTCGGTTCCGTGACCCCGGCGCTGGGTCGAGGAGGTTCATGATGGGCTGTGAGCAATACCCGTACGACCCGCGCGCGCGCGTCGAGCATCTCGTCGGGCTGGAGAAGCTCCGCGCCGTGGCGGACCGCGAACTGGCGGCTCAATTGTTCCGGCTGTACCTCCACCTGGAGGCGGCGGAAGCAGACGGTCGAGCTGGAGCGTGGCGAACGCGCGATCAGAAAGCCAAGGAGGCAGCCGAGCTCAGCGAGCTGCAGAGCCTGGCCAAAGCGGCGTTTGACGGTGCGTACGGCCCCGCCGCAAAGGCCCTCGCGGCGCAGATGCTGGTCGATGACCAGACTTGGGGCAGGCCGCGTCGAACCGACCTACCCTCGCTGCGGGCCTTCAAGGCATCGCTCCAGGAACTTCGGAGGCATCCGTGAATGGACGATCTGTTGGCCTACGCGCTGGAGGTAGCGACCAAGGCGGCTCGCAACATCGGCGGGACCATTCGCGAGGTCGGCAAGCGCACCAAGAGTCAGGCGTACCTGTACGGGGCGCTTCGGAGGCGCTTTCCCGCCGCCTCGGAGGACGCCATCCGAAATGCCCTGCACTGGCTTCGCCACGACGCTCCGGATGCCGACTTCACGACCACCCCACGGCGCCCCACCCTCGGACGAGAGCCGGCTTCAGACGCATGCTGGGCACAGCGAGCGGCTCAATTGGCGCAGGTGGTCGAGTGCAGCTCGCCGGAGGAGCTGCTCGACCTCGCCCGGGCGCGCCTCAGCTGGCGACGGAACTTCACAATCCAGGTCCTGGTTGCGGCCGAGGACGCTGGCCTCTTGGTCTACGAGGCCCACTGCTGGGCCAGGAGTAACGAGATGACAAAGTCCAAGCTCAAGACGATCCGAATAGAGCGAACCCTGCCCTGTCACCTCACCCCAGAAGAATCCCACCAGGCGAGCATGGCAGCGGCCGAGAAGCTGCTCGAGCGCGAGAGGCTCGAAGCCAAACTCCGGGCCGTCACGGCCGAGCTCCGCGCACGCATCAAGGAGTCCCAAAAAGAACTGTACCGCCTGCTGCTCCAGAGCGCCCAGCAAAAGGCCGAGCGCCCCGTAGAGTGCGAGCAACGCATCAACTACCGCTTGGGTACGTGCGAAATCGTCCGCCTCGACACCGGGGAAATTGTCGAGGCGAGAGCTCTTACGCCCGACGAGCGCCAGCTTGAGCTGGGGGCGGTGGGTTGATGGGTCCGGACGAACGTGCCGCGCAGCGGCGACTCGATATGCAAGCGCGCGGACCGTCCAGCTACGAACAGCGAGCCTGTTTGGGCAAGCACACGCATCCGACACGCAAAGCCGCTCGGCAACTGGCTCGTCAGGTGCGTGGTCGCGGCCACGGCACGCAGGTACCCTATCGCTGTCCGCACTGCGGGCTGTTCCATCTGACCACCAAGCTCCCCGGTCATGCGCCCGCGCGCGATGGCCACTGAGCAACAAAAGAGACAACGAATAATGACCCAGCACACCAACATCACCCGCCACGAAGTCGAAACCGCCCTCGCCCGAATCGGCAAGACGCTGCCTAAGTTCTACGACGACGAATATTTCGCGCAGCTCTGCTTGCGCGGCGGAAAAGGCAATGGCGAGGCCGGCAACCGCTGCAGCATTCAAGAACGGCGGGCCTGGGAGCAGCTTCAAGCCGACAGGGACCAGATCCCGGAGACTGACTGTCCGGTAGTGGGTCGGTTCATCATTGGGTTCCAGGACCCCATCACGGACCAGTACGTGCGGACACGTCTCATGGCACCACGCCTGCTCAGACTCATCGGGAGTAGGAGCACACCGGAGGTCGAGGAACGGCGTAGGTTTATTGCGCTGGACTGGGCGATTCGTGAAGGTGCCGTAGCCTGGCTCGAGCTTGCGCCATCTCTCGCTGAATATGCGGCCCAATTGAGGGCCCTGCCAGAGATTCTGGGCGACGCTGACCTATACGAGGCTCGCAAAATCACAAGCGCGGCGCGAGCGGTAGCCAAGACCATCCGCGCGGGCAAGGTGCGCGAGCTGCGCGACAAGCTGATACCAGCCATCAAAGCGGAGGTCGAGAAGCGTGGGCTAAAGGCCGCTGCCGATATCGCTGTCGATATCGCTGCCGATATCGCTGCCGATATCGCTGCTGTTGCCGCTGCCGACACGGCTGTCGTTGCCGCTGCGGTTGTTGCTGCCGCTGCGGTTGCCGCTGCTAATGTCGTTACCGCTGTTGTTGCCACTGCCGTTGCCGATGCCGCTACCGCTGTTGTTGTCACTGCCGTTGCCGATGCCGCTACCGCTGCCGCTGCTGATGCCGCTGTGGCAACCGTTGCCGTTGCCGATCCCGTTGCCTGGCACCAAGTCTACACATCCGTTTCCCGGTCCCTGGGCGAGAACGAAGAGTGGCTGCGGTGGCGTGAGAAGTTTCTGACTTCGGTGCGCGACACTCGCCTAGCGGCGTGGGAGAGCGGCGCGCGCTGCATCGATCGGATGCTGGATGTCCGGGACGACCGTCACGTCCAGGTGGTGGACAGTTCGTTTCTTGGTAACAGTTGGGAAGCGGATGGAAGCGTTGGATAAGTCCAAGCGAGCCAGGAAACCGAAGGCGAAGGCCGAGGCGAAGAGAGGCAACGTCCCTGAGGGCGCGCTGGAGTTCGACGACGATGGCAAGCTCATCCCGCCGCGGATCACGAAGCAGCGGAGAATCTTCACCATTGCGCTGCTGATGGCGGAAGGAGAGTGGCGCCCGTCGCTCGCGAAGGACCTGGCTGGTGAGTGGAAGCTCGAGCCAAAGACCGTGCAGCACTACTCAGCCGAGGCTGGCCGGCTCGTCACCTACACAGCCGACCAGCGCGAGACCCTGGTGAAGGTTGCCCGTCTGCGGCTGCGACAGATTGGGCTCGAGGACGGGCCGGACCGCGTGCAGGCCTGGCGCACACTGCTCGAGAACCTCGGCGAGCTCCGCCAGCAGCACACCGTGCGTCACGCGCCCACCGACTACGACGGCTGGACCCAGGCGGAGATCGAGGAGTACGTCCTCAGCGGCCGGTACCCCGATCGCCTGAAAGGGGCGAAAGCGCCGTCACCGGATGGCACAGGCCAGCCATGAGCTCATCGAACGTGCGCGAGCGCGGCGGTACCTGACCGAGCTGCAGACACGCGAGGACCTGCTCCGATACATCCCGTTCGTGACGCCAGAGTACGTGGCCCCGGTCGCGCTGGCGCCCATCTGCGCGCTGTTCGACCGCATCATGCGGGGCGAGCAGGTATTCGCCTGCATCCAGGCCCCGCCGCGCCACGGCAAGAGCCACGTGCTTTTTCACGGGGTGGCGCGCCTCCTGCGCTGGCGGCCGCGCACGCGTGTCGGGTACGTCTCGTACAACGAGATCATCGCGGCTCAGCAAAGCCGCGAAGCGTGGCAGGTGGCAGCGCGGGCAGGGGTCGTGTTCGAGAGTCCCGCCAAGCACGGAGGGGTGAGAGTCGATCCGAGCGCGAGTGTGAGGCACTGGCAGACGGCCGCGGGAGGGGGCTTCCAGGCCGTGGGTCGTCACGGAGGCATCGTAGGGACCGGCGTGGACTTGCTGATCAGCGACGACCCGATCAAGGAGCGCGCAGAGGCGGAGAGCCCGGCCTTTCGGGATAGCGTCTGGCAGGCGTTCACGGACAGTCAATTCACGCGGCGCGAGCCAGGCGCCTCGGTGCTGGTCTGTCACCAGCGCTGGAACGACGACGATCTGATTGCACGCGTGCTCCGGCTGGCCGAGGAAAATCCCAACGCGCCGCGATTCGAACTGGTCTCGCTGCCGGCACTCAACGAGCACAACGAGCCGCTGTGGCCGGAGCGCTTCGACGTACACGCGCTAGCCCAGATTCGTGCCGTCGTGGGCGAGCATACCTGGTGGGGGCAGTTCATGCAGGCGCCCCGTCCGAAGGGCGGGAGTCTGTTTGGCGAGGCGGCGCGCTACCCAGGCAAGGCGCAGCTCATCGGCCGCCGGGTAGTCATCAGCGTCGATGCCGCCGGCACGGCCAAGACGAGCGCCGACCATACCGCCATCACGATCACGGTCTACTGGCGGCAGGAATGGGTGAGCCCAGACGGCACGCGGCTACCCGGGATGCTGCACGGCCAAGTGCTGCGCTGCTACCGATTCCAGCTCGAGACTCCCGACGTCGTACGGGTCCTCGACCAGCTGCAGCGCGATTGGCCGGGCGCTCCGGTCGTGATCGAGAGCCAAGGAGGCTCAGGGCAAACGACGGCGCAGACGCTTCGTCGGCTCCAGCCTGCTCTGCGCATCACCGAGGTGCCGCGCACGGTCGACAAGTTCACGGCAGCTCAGCCGTGCGCGGCTGGCTGGAACCAGGGGCGGCTCATGGCGCCGCTGCAGCACGACACCTCGCTCGATTCCGTGGCGCTGCAGAAGCTCCTGCGGCAGCTGGGTGTCTGGGACGAAGGGCAATGGCTAGCGCCCTACCTGAAGGAGTTTGCGCGCTTCACAGGGCTGGCCGGCGGCGAAGATGACCAGGTGGATGCAACGGTGCACGGTTGGGACTTCGCGGAGGCTATGTCGATGGGCAGCGCACAGAGGCCCGTGCGAGGGCCGCGGAAGGCGGCTCAGACGGGCGGGTTCTAGGGGTCAGCGGGGCTCCAGGACCGCACAACGAGCGCGTGCCGAACCTCGCGCGTTTCACAATCAACGGCTCAGCGAGCTCGCCAGGTGGCTTTGACGCTACTAACGGCCAGGTCCTGACCTTCGGGCTGGAAGCGGCCGCGAGTCTAGTGCAGCGGTGGACACTGGAGGTCTACACGCCCAGCGACACGGCTTCCCCGCGCGCCTCCAAGAATGCTCCGCAGATCAATCTCGTCGGCGCCACCACGGGGCCGAAAGTGGATGCGGTCACACCGGGCAGCAACATCACGACAACGGCACCTCCCTCTGGAGCCCATTCGTACATCGTACGTTCGACGGTCAATGGCGGGCTAGGGGCAGATGGTAGGCCCAACCCGGACTTCGTGTTCGAACGCCTCGTTGCAGTCCGAGCCGGCGGGCGCCGAAAGATCGTCGCGTCGGAGGGGACGCAGTACGAGACCGCTGGTTGGGCGGGCGCTCAGAACGATGACGTGGATGTCCCGATCGCAGGCGGCGTCGGCTCGACATCCACGACCGCCACGTTCGTGCAACCGGCGGTGAGCGCGACAGTGACAGTCAGTGTCGGATCGTCGCTGGGGTTTGCGATCGGGATGGTGTTGTTTGTCGAGGGCGGCGGTTACTACAGCGTCGATTCGGTCGGGAGCGCGACGTCGGTAGTGCTGAGAAACCTCGGGTACAACGGCAATACGGCGCCAGGGTCCAATATCGTAAGCCCCAAGCTCGTCGTAGCCGGCGGTCTGCAGGGAGCAGCAGGAGCCGCGGGAGCAGCAGGGACGGCCGGTGCTCCGGGCGTCACAGTGACCAACACGACCGCGAACTTCACCCAGCCAGCTGTAGGGGCGACCGTGTCGATTGCGGTGGCCTCCACCTCGGCAATGGTGGTCGGCTCGATCCACTTCGTGCCGGGTGGCGGCTACTACGAGATCGCCGGTGTCGCGAGTTCGACGGCCGCAACGTTCAAGAACCTCGGCATTGCGGGATTCGCGGCACCCGGCGCGACCATCAACAGCGGCGCCCAAGTGGGTCCAGTCGGCGCGCTCGGCGCTCCGTTCGTTGATCTCGTTCGCGGCACAGATTTAACGGACGCCGATCAAACGCTGACCGTCGCGCAAGGTAACGTGCGGGTTCAACCGGCGGGCAGCACCACCGCAAATCGCACCAAGACGCTTTCTCCGACCGGCGCTGTTAACAAAGAGGTGATCCGCATTGATAACCTCGCGAGCCACAACCTGATCGTGGTGAATGGCGGCCCAGGCGCGGGAACGCTCTACACGATTCTGCCCGGCCGCAGCAGCGACTTTGGTTTCGACGGGACCAACTGGGCGCAGGGCAATAACAGCGCAGTCGCGCTCACTCCAGGCACGCCTGGCCCGACGGGCCCGACGGGCGCCACGGGCGCGCAAGGCATCCCGGGCCTAGGAATCAACTGGCGCGTGCCGCGCACCAGCGTGCGCGTGAAGTCTACGGCGAACGTCAATATTGCATCCCCGGGCGCAACCCACGATGGTATCACGTTATCGACTAACCAAGTCATTCTGCTCGGCAACCAAACGACGCCGGCGGAAAATGGGCTCTACATTTACGCCGGGTCCGCCGTTCCGCTGACTCGAATTTCGAGCTTTGAAGCGTGCTACGCGACGGGCAGCGGTTGCTATATCTACGTGCGCGAAGGCACTGCTGGCGCGGGCACGGCGTGGTTTATCAATTCCAGCTTCGCAGTTACCGCGGCGAGTCAACTACTCGGATTAGCGCTGACCGAATACGATATCGAGGATTTTTGGGTTCCGGCGGATGGCGTCGATTACTCTCCGGCGTTTCATCGTGCGCAGCAGGCGATGCGCTGCAATAATGCGCAAGGTACGCTTTGGGTCAGACGCCAAGCGTCCTATCGCTTTGCGACTCCACTGCTGTTTACGACAGCCATGGCCCTAAAGGGCTGCGGCGGGACGCTGAAAAACCCACCTCAACTCAACTTCACCAAGTCAGGCGCATGGATCTTGGGCGGCCGCCGCGAGCATGATGACGCTCTTACTAACGCGGGCGGGACGGTGATCGAAGATCTCCTCTTGCTCGGGCCGAGTTCGACGGTGGGAGGCAACCTCCCTGGGCTACACGCGACGTGCCAGATTTTCACCACGAATCTCGCCATCCAGCAGTTCCCAGGGCGAGGCGTCACGCTGCGCGCTTCGACGAGCGAGGACTACGGCTCGGTCAATACCACGCTGTCGGCCGGGTTTAACGTGCCCGCGGTTGGCTCGACCGTAACGATCCAGCTGACGAGCGGTACTGGCATATCTGTGGGCACCGTTTTGCGCATCGCCACGGCGGGCTACTATTTGATAGAGGCTGTCTTGGGTGGCGGCCAGTTCACGGCCCAGAACATCGGCTTTGCGCATGCAACCGCTTACGCAGTCGCGAATGCAGCGGCGGCCACGGCCATCGCCAACGGGTCCGCCGTGCGCGGCGTGTTCACGAATGTCGATGTGTCCTCAATGGTGGGAGGCAATATTTCGCTCTGCGGGCTGTCCGGGCTGTTCATCAGCGGCGACAACGCTAACGCGATGTATTTCCGGAATATCAATATCACGTCCAACGGCTTGCGCACGATCAAGGACGACAATCACGGCTGTGTCGACCGCTCTTTCTTGGGCAACACGTTCGTGCAAATGCACGCTGCGGGCAACACTGGCTTCGTTGCAACAGGCGTCACCACAACGGCAAACTTCAACCGTCCTGAAGAAACCATTGGCATAACCGATTACTTGGGGGCTCCCACCGTCACGCTAGATGTTACAGATACCTCGTTGTTCGTGGCGGGAGACCGGCTAGTTATCGAAGGCGCGGGGACGGTGGGCGTTGTGTCCATTGTCAGTGGCACGCAAATGAAGGCGAACTTCTTGCGGCAGACAGGGACTGTTGGCGACGTCGTGACATCCGGAAAATCCTTGATGTGGCCAGCTTACGCTTACCTGGCCGATCAGAGCGCCACATCGGCATTTATCGGCTGCTACTCGGAAGCTTCTGATGTTAGTCGAATAGATCTTCCGAGTAGCATCTACAGCGGTCGCATCGGCAATGTCGGCACAGCCGGGCGTATCGCTCCCAGCACCAGCGGCTGGGAGCCAACGACCATGAAATTCAACACCAAGGGTAAGTACCGCTCTTGGTTTTCGACTGGTGCTCGTGGCTCCGACGAGATCCACTCCTTTGCTGCAGATGGCGCCGACGCAGGCGGGTACATCACGACGTGGGATAACACTCGCAAAGCATATGTAACGCGGTATCAGAACTCGGCCTCTTATGAGGCGGAATACCTCACCGGTACTGGACACGGAAATAGCGTCGGCTTTCGCAGCTTCCCGCGAGGGCTGCTCATTGGCGCGCACCGCGTATTCTCGTCACTACTGGCGAATCTACCGACGGTTTCGACGGAGACCGGCACAACCAATCCCTATAATATGGGGTCGGGCATCGCCGATACAATCATCGGTCGCGACCCGCTCGGCACCGCCAGCACTGGCTGGCTCTACAAGTGTGTCAAATCGGGCACCACACTGACGTGGCAGCCGGACCGGTTGGCGCTACGCAACGTAACGATCAACTTCGGCTCAAGCGTTGCTGACGCTGCCGAGGTGACGGCGACTACGACGCTCACGCCCACGGCGCCGGTCGTTGGGGCTGTCGTGGGAGACAATGCAGTCTGCAATCCCCGCGCGGCGCTACCGGCGAAGGTGCTGATTACGTCGTGTCGTGTCAGCGCGGCGGACACAATCGAGATCCGTCTACTGAATCTGAGCGGCAGTTCCCAGAATCTCTCCGCCACGACTTGGGACATCACGGTGTTCAAGTCGTGAGGATCTCGCTAGGCCTTTCGTTGGGACGCGCGGCGCTCGGGACGGTAACAATCCCGACGCCGGCCCTGTACTTAGAGATCCGAAAGAACATCACGTTCTTTGCTGGCAACATGCGAATTCTCACGGGCACAAGCGTGCCCAATATCGCCATGGCGGCAGCACCTTCGGGTTCGCTCACGTTCGCGAATAATCCGCCGGCCATCGAGGTCAATTGTGTGGACGTCTCGGGCGGGACGGCGCTCGGGCAGGCCAAGGTAGACGTGCTGTATGACGGCGTTGTGAGCATGGCCGCAGTCACGACGAGCGCGACGCTCGACCTGACCGGTGCCGGTGCGGGCGTGCGGCTTGTCTGCGGCACGGGCACGTACGCCACTAATCAGAGCTGGCGAAACAAGGTGGGCTCCTGGACGTCCACCGAAGGCAACTCGCGAGTATTCGAGCAAACGACCGGCGCGCAGTGCCCGAGCTACGTCAAGGTCGGCTCCGTCTGGCGCCTCGACTTTACAGCAACCGGCAGCGAACGGCTCGTATGCACAACAGCTGCTGTCGCGCAGCTGTTTCAAAATGCTAGCCCGTTCAACCTCTGGTTCCGCACCGCAACAGACAACGCCAATCAAGCGCGCGCCATCTTCGCCGTAGGCAACAGCGCCCAAGCGTCCAATGGCTCGAAACGCTTCGGCACCTCTACCACTGGCAACGGGCGCTGGACGTGCTCTGTGGTGACGGACGCTGCCGGCACCGACGGCGGCCCCTTCGAATCAGGCGTCAACATCGACACCAACGACCACCTGTTATTGTGGCGGCACACCGGCTCAACCATCACGCTGGACGAAGATGGAGTGAACCTGATTAGCACGGCCAACACTCCTGGCACGACCAGCCCCAATCAGGCCGCCATTGCGGCGCGCCCGTCGAGTACGCACACCCAGTTTTACGACGGGAAGGTCGGCAGCATTCGCGTCGATGCCTCCGACCTGTCCTCAGATGTCCGGGCCGCTATCGCGGCTGCGTTTCCTGCCTGAGCCGCTCGGCCAAAGCGGCTTGTGTGGCTGCAGGTAGCAGGTGCCAGGTGTTGGTGACCTGGTCCGGGTCAGTCTTTGAATCATGCCATTCGCGCTCTCCGGTCGAATATTCGACGTACAAGCCGTCCGGGCCTCGTAGAGCTCGGTAGCTTGGCGGGCCGCCCGCTTCGGCGCCCTCGACGGCATCCGGATCGTCGGGTTGGTCCACGGCCGAAGCCCGATGCTCGAGCAGCGCATGCGTGCGCCACTCAGTAGGCTGGTTGCCCTTGAGCCAGGGCACCAGTGAACGGCCGTCACCGGGCAACGTCTCGGCGCCACCGAGCTCGGTGAACGTCGGGCAAAGGTCAACGTTTTGTGTGATTGCTTGAACGGTCGAACCAGCGGCAACGCCGGGACCGACCACGATAAGAGGGACATGCACATCCGTGTCGTAAGGAGTGCGCTTGCCCGGTAGCAGGCTGCGCTCTCCCATGTGGTAGCCGTTGTCACTGGTGAAAACGATGCACGTGTTTTCGGCGATGCCTAACTCTTCGATCTGCGCACGCAAGGCACCGATTGCTTCGTCGATGGCCTGTACAGCGCGAACTCGCTGACGGAATGCCGTGTCTATGGCGGTAATGTTGCCGTCCGTCAGCGGCGGCACAGCGCGGAGCCATGCCGGATCGGTTGCCGAAGCCCGAACGCCGAATGCTGCGGTCCGCGGGTAGACGGTATCCGCATGCACGGCAGCGTGCCGCTTGGCCGCGATGTAAGGCTTGTGCGGCGCGAACGTCGAGAGCTGCACGAAAAACGGTGTTCGCGCCGTCGAGACAATCTCGCCAGCGATTCCCGCGAGCACGTCGGTGATGTAATCCTCGGGCTCGGTGCCGTAGTGCACAACCTCGCCGTTGCGGCTGAGATCGTAGTTGTAGGCGCCGTAGGCGTAACCTGCGACGTGCCAGTCGGACCAGCCGCGCTGCGGCCTGTTCTTCGTGGGCTCGTAGCCGTTGATCCACTTTCCGAGTAGCGCTGTGTGATAGCCTGAGGCCTGCAGCGCAGTCGCGAACGTAGCGTCCTCGTGGTCGCCCGTTTGCCATGCGGCGAGCCCGCCTTCCGGGCCGATGTTCGCCCATACGCCGCTCGAATGAGGATGCAATCCGGTAAACAGCGTGGCGCGGCTAGGGCAGCACAGCGAATTGCTGACGAAGTAGTTTTCGAAGGTGACGCCATCCGCCTGCAGGCGCTTCACTTCGGGCATGTAAGGCAGCAAGGTCCAGGTCAGATCGTCGGCAAGGATGAGGATAATATTCGGCGGTTTCGCGGGTGGCGACGGTGGCGTCGGCCCACCGCCGCTCCCTTCGGCTTGGGTAGCTTCCCGCCACTCTGGCGCCGGCTCAGTGGGCTCTGTAGGCTCTTGCGGCTCTCGGTCTGAGAACGCAGCCGGGACCGGATCAAGCACCGAAGCAGTCAAGCCGCTGGGTTCGGCTGGTTCGACGCCGCAGCCGAGCGCCAGTGCGGCAAACAAGATTCGTTGTACGATAGCCATGTCTCAATCACTCCTATTGGTTGGGACCACGGCCCGGGTCGTTCGTAGCGACGCCGGGCCGACTTCTGAGAGTACACCGCTAGGCCGGGTCTAGCAACCGGGGTCGTGACGCGAGGCGCGTGACAGGTTGCGGCGTGGATTCTGCCCAGCAAAACCGTGCCATCGGCGTCGCTCAGGGCCGCCGAGAGGCGGCGGAACACTTCGCCCGAGCTCTCCGCACCGTCGTCGCACGGTGGCGCGCCGAGGAGGCCGGAGCGGGCGCCTTGCGCGCGGCCCTGCTGCACTCTCTTACCGAGCGTTGGTGCTCTCGCGTCGAGGCTCTGGCGCTTGAGCTGGAGCAGCAGCTGCCGGCACTCCGGGCGGCAGAGGCACAGGCGATCGCCGCCTGCCCGCCAGGATCCCGCTGGTGGAGGCGCTGGTGAACGCCAAGCTCGCGCCCCTGCATACCCCGCAGGGCATCGCGCAGCGAGCCGAGGCGGAGCGGCGCAAGGAGATCGATGCCGCCGCCAAGCGAGGCATCCGCCTGCGCTTCGACAGCGCTGGTAATCCGCTGCTCAGCGCCGCCAGCCTGCAAGACTCGATGTATGGCGGCGAGCTGCCGCTGATGGAGCAAAACCGCCGGTACTTCGGGCGCTCTCTCACGCCCGAGCACATCGAGCTAGCCATCCGCTCCGCTGATCTCGGGTTCATGCGGGACCTGACCGATCTGGAGTACGAGACTCTGCACATCGATCCGAGCTTTTCATCCGTCGTGAACAAACGAATGCGTGCGATGGCCAGCGTCCCTGCGCAGGTTTTGCCGGCAGTCGGCGATGGCCTCGACGAGACGAAAGCAAAGTTCTACGCGGATGTCGTGCGCCAGCAGCTCGCATGGGTCCCGAACCTGCGCCTCCAAATCCGTAGACTCAACTGGGCCCACTGCCACGGTCGCGCGGCGCTCGAGAAAGTCTGGCGCGAGAACCCGTCAGGCAGCCAGGTGCGCTGGCGCATCGACTCGCTCAACTGGATCCATCCTCGAAGGTTGAGCTTTGGTCCGGAACGCGAGCTCCGGGTGCGCGACGACATGTTCGCGGGCGCCGGCTTTGAGAGGCGAGGGCTCGAGCTCAGGAGCGTGCCGTTCAAGTTTGTGAGCTTCACGCCCCAGGACTTCGACGACTACCCGGAGCGCGAAGGCTTTGGACCCCGTGCTCTCTATTTCTCGTTCTTCAAGCGCTTTGGATGGCGTGAACGCATGATCCTGCTCGAGGTGTTCGGTAAGCCCTGGAGGATCGTGCGGATGCTCGAGGGTGCTCAGGGCGTGCAGCGCGAGGACCTCGACGAGGCGGGCGAAGCGGCTGACGCCATGGGCGCCAACGCAACGGGTGTAATGCCGCCGGGCGTAGATGCCGAACTCATCAGTCCCGATCAGTACGCCGGGCAAATCCACAAGGACGTCGCGGCCGAGTGCAACGACGAGATCAGCAAGCTGGTACTTGGCACGACGCGCACGACCGACGCGAAGCCGGGAGCGCTCGGATCCGCCGGTGACGAGGTTGGGCAGGAGGAACAGAGCGGCGTTTTCGCGGCGGACGGCTGGGACCTTTCGGACCTGCTCACCGAGCAACTCGCGGCCGACATCATCGCCCTCAACTTCGGAGCCGAAGCGCTAGATCACTGTCCGCGCATCGAGCTTCGCTACGAGCTCAAGGCGAGCCGAGGCGTCGAGATCGAACGAACCGTGAAGGTGTTCGGGATGGGGCAGCCGCTCAAGAAGAGCGAGTTCTACGAGCGCGTGGGCTTCACAGCGCCCGAGCCCGACGACGAAGTCGTGCAGCAGCAGGTGGCGCCGGCGATGCCCGGGGGCTCTTCAGGTCTCGGCGATTTGGGCCTACCGGGGGGCGACGAAGCGAGCCCGCTCGGCGACGGCGGCGCGTCGCTGCCCGACCCGGAGACCTTCGCCGACGCCACGGACCCGCTCGTATTGGTGCGCGCTGCACGCGTGCTGCAGCTGCTCGACCGTAGCCGCACCCGATGACGGCCACCCAAGCCCTGGCTGAGCTCACCGAGCTCGACCGCTTCCTGGTGTCTGCGGCGCATCGCCAACAGCTGGGCGTGCATATCTGCCTGGCCGAGCAGCCCGAGACCGTGAACGGCTCGCCCGAGGACCTGGTGGTTACGGCCGTCGCAGACGGGGCCCTCATCACGGGCGGCTGGGCCGACGAGCTCGTCGCGGCGCTCGAAGGCAAGGACAGTATCGCTGAGATCAGTCTCGCCATCCGGCGCGCCGGCGATGCTTTTGACCTCGAGCCGTTTGCGCGGCTGGCCGAGGAGCAGATCCTGAGAGGGCTCATGCTCGGTGCGCTGGACTCGCAATGGGAGCGGGAGAACGATCTAGAGGTCGCGCCAGCGCGCTTCCGCGACGAGGGCAAAGCGCCGGCTGTTTACGCACCGTTCACGCGCGCGATCGAAGTGTTCGAGCAAAAGCAGGTTCTCAGCCCGCTCGCCTTCGGAAAGCTGCAGGAGGCGGCGAAGCAGAAGGCTTTCACGGTCGCGGGGCTCGCCAAGCAGGAGCTACTCGCCGCCGCGCACGCTGAGCTGCTGAAGCGCATCCGTGAGGGGCAGAAGCTCGAAGGCGGCCCGAACCTGCGCGACTTCAAGCGCTTCGCCAAGGAGCGGCTCGAGAGCGCGGGCTGGACGCCGGCAAACAAGAGCCACGTAGAAACGATCTACCGAACCCAAATCGTCGGCGCCTACCAGGGCGGCCGAGTGCTCGAGATGAGCCAGCCTAGCGTGCTGGCGGCGATGCCGTTCTGGCAGATTCGTGGCGTGACCGATGCTCGGCAGCGCGCGACGCATCGCAAAGCGCACGGAATCGTGCTGCCGGCGAACCACCCGTTTTGGCGCACGGCCTATCCGCCTTTTGGTTTCGCGTGTCGCTGTAAAGCGGTAGCGCGAACAGCATCCTATCTCAAAAATAACGCCATCACCCCGGGACCGGTCCCGACCGGCCTCCCCGATCCCGGCTTCGAGAGCGGGACTCGCGCGCTGATCCAGGTACCGCCGCAGCTGCTGCAAAGGCCCGCCGCGAACGTACCGGTACCGGTACCAGTGCCGGCGCCACCCGCCCTGGCGCCGGTCGTTCGACTTCCGGCTTCGCTCCCGCCGCCGCCTCCCGCGCCGCCGCCACTGCCGCCGCCGCGGGTCCCCGTCCAGGAACTCGACGTGCTGGCGAAGAAGGTCGCCGAGGCCACCGGCTCGAACCCCGGAGGGGTGTACGTCGGCTCGGACGGTGTGAAGCGCTACGTGAAGTTCTACGAGGACAGCGCGCAGGCTGCCGGCGAGCATCTGGCCAACAGCATCTACCGGGACCTCGGCCTGGCGGGGCCCGAGAGCGTTCTGTTCGTGCACGAAGGCAAGCTTGCTTACGCGAGCGAGATCTTGCCGGAGGTCAAGACGCTCGGCTCCAAGCTCACTCCAGAACTCGCCAAGAAAGCACTCGACGGATTCGCGGCCGACGTGCTGATGGCCAACTGGGATGCCGCCGGCCTCGTCCTCGACAATATGCTGGTCGATGCGAAGGGGCGCATCATCCGCATCGACAACGGCGCCGCGTTTCTGACCCGCGCCCAGGGCGCCCGCAAGCCACTCGAGCTGCTCGGGCGAGTGACGGAGTGGGATACGTTCTTCTCGGTCGCCAAAAACCCAGGCTATGCGCGGCTCGCTGCGGAGGCTGGTATCACCGGCCCGGCAGGCCTAGCGGCAAGCATCAAGCGCGGCGTGACCAAGATCGAAAAGCTGCGCGACGCGTCCGGCGGCTGGCGCGCGTACGTCCAGGCGCGTGCGCAGGGCCTGAGCATCGCGGACCGCGAGCAGATCATCGGCATGCTCGAGGCGCGCACGACGTTCCTGCGGCGCAAGGTCGCCGAGCTCGAGTCGGCTGCGGTCAGGCCCCGGACTCGCAAGATCGCGAAGCTCGAGGCGGCGCCGCTGCCGAAGGAACGAGAGCGCGCCGTAGTAGACCTGGACCACGGCGAATACCAGAGAAAGGCGGCCGAGAAGCTACAGCTCCTCACCGACCGAGAGCGCGTCGCCATCACCGAGTATACGGGAGGCGACTATTCGCGGATACGCGACGCGCAGTTTCTCACTCCTGAGCAGTGGCAGGACAAATGGAGCAGAGAGCTCAAACGAGCGCTCGCGCCGGAAGAGTATTTCCAGGCCCGCTTGACCGCCGACCAGATCGAGCAGAGCTTCACCAAACTGGCCGGCGCCGTAGGTGTCGAGGCGCAGGTAACCGAGGTGTTCCGCGGCATGAGACTGCCCGCCGAGATGGTCGAGGAGCTCATTAATGCCCGCGTCGTGGAGTGGCAGGCCATGACGAGTTCGAGCTGGAACCCCAGCGTCGCGGAGGACTTCAGTCGCCCCTACAGCTCAGACCAGGTCGGCGTGGTGTTCGTCATGCGGACCATGGGCAGCAAGACGGCGGGCCGGCGCATGGCAATCGAGCCCGTCTCTGCCGTGCATGGCGAAGGGGAGGTGCTGCTGCAACGGGGCACCCAGTATCGCATCGTCGACGTCAAAGCCGACAGCGACGCTGAGCGCGTGCTGAGCAACGGTCAGCGCCGCGTGATTATCTACTGCGAAGAGCTAGCGCCTGGCAGCCGTCTGCCCGAGACCGTCAAACTCGCGGCGTGACTGCAGCAGCAGAAGGTCCTGCCACACGTCGTGATACACCGTGGCGCGCACTGCCCCCTGCTGCTCGGCGACGGCATTCTTGAAATTGTCGTAGTCGACCCCGTCGACCGCCTCGGTCATGACCGTCGCAAAGTCGAGCCGGTCCACCTCTACCCGGTAGGGGTAATCCGCATTCGGCGTGTGCTGCAGCGGCTCGACCAGCCTGCGCGCCAAGGCTTCGACGTCGGCCCTGACACGTCCTCGGACCAGCAGGCGGTCGGGCTTGCCGCGGTGCTGCACGACTGAAAAGAAACCGAACGTCGTGAACACCCACATCAGAACACCCGCGCGACGCCGTCTTCACCCACCGATACCTCATCGGAGATGAACCGGAAGGGGCGCACCTGCAAACCGGTGTCGTAGGTCACCAGGATCTGAGCGGCATCGACGTGAGGGTCGGCCGCCAGCCGCTCCACCTCCGCCCTCGTGGAAAGGTACTGTTTGCCGCCATACTCGACAGCTACGATCTTGCGCTGGGCCATCCATCTAGCGTGCGGCGGACGGCGCGAGGGGTCAAGCGCATTGAGTGCCGCCAAGCTCCGGCCGTGGCAGCGAAGCTTTCTAAGCCCAAAAACCCGCGCCGCCTGACTCGCTTCGGCGCCCCCATTCGCCTGACCTCCGAGGTTTCCGACAGCGACGAGCCGGTCTGGATCCAGATCGCCTACGAGGGGACATGGAGCGGGCACCCCAGCGGCGAGAAGGTGGAGTTCGACCGCAAGGTGTTCTCCCAGATCATCGAGAACTTCCGGGCTCACCCCTGGTACCACAAGGGCGAGGACGGAGTCGGCGACAAGCCCGTCATCCCGTACGACTACGAACACGCGAGCGAGATGGCGCCCACCGAGGGAAGTATCCCAGCGACGGGCGCGCCGGCGCCGGCGTGGGCGCTGGAGCTGGAGCTGCGCGATGGCGACGCCGGCAAGCTCGAGTTGTGGGCACTCACCCAGCTGAGTTCGCAAGCGCGTGAACAGATTCGAGCAGGTGGTTACCTGAGCACGTCGGTCGCGGTCTGGATGAACGCCAAGGACAACGTCTCGGGCAAACCGATCGGGGCGCTGCTCACGAGCATCGCGTTCACGAACCACCCCTTCGTCAAGGGGATGGCGCCGATCGCTGCCTCGATGGGCGTGTATGGCAAGGCGGAGACTCCGGAGGAGTTCATCGTCGGGCTGCGCGACCTGCTCGGTTTGCCGTCGGACGCCGACGTCGCCGCGGTCACGCTCGAGCTCGAGGCGCTGCGTGTGGCGGTGAGTGAGGGCTTCGCGACAGCTGCATGTCCCGAGGGCTACGGGTGGCTCGTCAACAGCATGCGCTGTCTGCTCGGGCTCAGAGTGCTGGCCACCACAGATGAAATCTTCGCTTCGGCGGGTCAGGCGCTCGGTACTAGCGCAAACCCCACCGCATCCGCGCCACAGCCGGCGCCCGAGGAAGCACCCATGACCGCACCTGCGATCAACACGCTCGCTCAGAAACTAGCCGACCTGTTCAACTGCCGCGACGCTGAGCCGTTGCTCCTGGCGGCGGCGGAGAAGGCGAAGCAGAAGGGCGACACGCTCGACCAGTTGATCGGACTGTTCGAGTCCGACGACATGGCGTCGCTGCTCGGAGACGCGGCCAAGGTGATCGAGAAGGCCAAGCGGGCCGATGAGTACCTGGCTGGTCTGACCTCGGTGCGTGACCGGCTCAGCGCGGCCGAGAAGAAAGAGGCCGAGTCCGAGGTCGAGCAGGTGGCGGCGTCGATGGGCCTCACCGGCGACACGCTCGAGAAAGTCAAGTCGCTGCTGCTCACCGAGCGACTCGCATGCGATGTCGATGACAGCGCGAAGCGTGAAGAGAAGCTCGTCGCCTTCCGCGCCAAGTACCCGTCGCCCAGGATCGACCCGAGCAAGACGCTGCTGACGCAGCCGCTCGTCGCCGGTCGCAACGGAGTGCAGCTCATCGCTGCAGCGCCAGCGGCCGCGCCGCAGGCGGGACAGGCTGGCGAGCACGTCACGCTGTTCGCGGCGTATCCAGGCCGCAATGACGTGGAGAAGGCGCAGGCCTATCTCTGTGACAAGCAGCCAGGGTTTCGGCTGAACGACCGCGCGACGCAGGTGCGTCTCGCAGGCAAATTCGTACGCACCGGCACCATCGCCGCCTGAGGGAAATAGAGAATGGCAATCATACAAGGCGAAGTTACTCAGCCTAACTGGCACCGTACGGCAAAGAACGTCTCTGCGGCAGTGATCGTCAAAAACGTCGTCGTCAAACGCGGCGCTGCTCGTGATGAGGCTCTGCTGCCGGCCGCGGTGACTGATCAGCCGTGGGGCGTCACGACTGAGGATTTGCCGATCGGTGGCACGCGTTCGATCCAGGTCGAGGGTGTGGCGCTCATCAAGGTGAGTGCGGCGATCGCAATTCACGCTCGGGTGCAGGCCGGTACTGACGGCCGCATCGCGACGGCGGCCACTAACAGTGCGATCGTCGGTCAGGCGCTGGCCGCCGCAGCGGCGGCTGACGACATTATTCCGGTCGAGCTCTGGAAGGGCCGATTCATCGAACCGTGATTGAGGGAAAGACACCACTACCATGAGTCAACCTCCCCGCTCCCCAAACCTCCCGCTCGACACCCGATCCAGTCAGGACGGCGCCCCGCCAGGGCACCGCTACTTCACGCTCGCCGAGGACGTGGACGGTGTCGGTCGGGCCGGCACCCGAATCCTCATGGCGGTGACGCCTGCCGAGGTAGGCGACCAAGCGCGAGAACTAGACACCTATCTCGCCGGGTTCTCGCCCTATGCCTTTTGCGCCGACCTGCTGTCGCCGGTCGTGCTGGTGGACAAGGAAAAAGGCAAGCGCCGAGACTTCAGCATGGAGAACATGTTCGAGGTCGTACCGACCGAGGTCGGTCGCAACGGCGCGATCAAGGAGATCAGTCACGCTTCGGCGACGACTGACTATCAGACCTTCGAGCACGGTCTGGCGAGCTACATCCCGTGGGGAGCGCAGAACGAAGCCGTGGAGCTCTACGACGTGCGCGCCGCCTCCGGCGAGATGTGCATGGTCAAGCTCGACCTGTCGCGCGAAGTGCGCGTGTTCGCGCACGCAACCACGCTGACCAACTGGGCCTCGACGAACCGGACGACGCTCGGCAGCACGGCCAAGTGGGACAACGGCTCGGCGAAGAACCCGCGCGCCGACCTGCACGCTCGCATCACTGCGAGTTCGCAGCCGGTGACGGACATCTTCATGAATCCGGACGTCGCGTTCTGGTTCTTGGGCGACACCGAGGTGCGCGCGTACCTGAAGCAGATGATGGGCGACAACGCGCTGCCTCCGGACGTTGCTCGCAGTGCCGATACTCAGGGCTACATGAAGCTGAGCATCGAGGGCTTCCCGCCAATTCACATCTGCCCAGCGAAGCGCATCCCCGCGGCCGGCGGCGCCCTCACCTACGTGCTGGGAGATGATGTCATTTTGACCTGCAATCCTCCTGGCGGTCTGCCGCGAGACGGTAAGCGCCTAATGACCTTCACGACCTTCCGCGCCAAGGGGCGTAGCGGCGTGGGTGTCACCACGAACGAGTACATCCCGCAAGGCCGCGGCATCAACGGCGGAACGATGTTCGAGGTGGGTTACGGCGAAACCCATTTCATCACCAACAACACGGCAGGCGGTCTAATCAAAGACGTCCTGTCCTGAGTCCTGAGCGGGTCGCCCGTGCCGTCATCAGCTACGTGATGGGGCATGGGAAAGACCGCCAAGACCGAGACCGAGACCGAGACTACGAGCGACCAGCCGAACGAGCCGCCGGCTACCCGAGACGCGCCCCAGGCCAACGCCGAGGACGCGCGCATCGCGCAGCAGCGCGCCCGCGCTCTCGAGGACAGCAGCGCCGAGAAGGCGCAAAAGCTAGCTCTCGCAGAAGCCAAGGTCCACGGGCTGGAGGGTGAGCTAACGAAGGCACGGGAGCGGATTGCCGAGCTCGAGCAGCAAGTGGAGCAGCTCAGCGTCGATGTCGCCAAGGCCACGACTGCCGCCAAGAATGCAGGCGCGAAGATCGATGGGCTCCCTGAAGGAGCCGTGCAGCTGAACGAATCCGTCACCTTCTTCTGCGCTCACACGCGCCAGAGGCTCAGCGTCAAGGCCCGGGATGTGCTGTTTGCGGCGAAGTCCGACGACGAGGTGGCGGACCTGCAGCGCCAGCTGGGCCAGCAGGCGACCGTGCACCGGGTGAGCCGGAAGGACCTCGAGCAGCTGTCGGCTGAAGGGTTCATCGGCTGAGGGGTTGATGCCCGCACCAGCTCTCATCACCCGCGCAGATCTGGAGGAGCGATTCCCGCCGCAGCACGTGCGTGGTGTCTTTCGGGACGATGGCGCGAGCGAACCGGGCCCGCGACTCGCGGTGGCCTGCGCGGTAGCAACACGCCAGGCCGAGGCAGTCCTGCTGAAGGCCTGGTCGCTGGAGCAGATGGCGGGTCTGGTTGCCGAGGACGAGGCAATCAAAAGCGCGCTGTGCGACCTGGCCATGGCCGAAGGCGTCAAGGGAAAGCCGGAGTGGATGGGCGAAGGGCGGCCCTACGCCACGCTGAGGAAGGACGCGCTGACGACGCTCGAAATGCTCGCCAAGGCGGAGCTCAGAACGCGCGCCGAGCGAACCGTCGGCGCCAATCCTAACCGCCGCGGGAACGTTGGCAGCGGTGACTGCCGGGCCTTCACGTTCGCGCCGGCGCGCGACGGATCGCGGCGTGGTGGCTACTGATGGCGCTCTTCGAGATCCAGGCGGACACCAACCTCGAAGCGGTTCTACGCGACGTGCGAGGACGTGGGCAGAGCGTGGACAGGCTCTTGCCGACTGTCGCGGAAATGCTCGTGGGCGGGGTTCTGGACGTCATCGAAGCGGAAGGTCCAGGTTGGACGCCGCTTGCTGACTCGACGCTGCGTGCCCGGCGCAAAGCGGGGCGAGGAGCCAAAATCCTGCAGGACACTGGAGTGGCCGCGGCAACGATCGGGCAGGGCTTCGGCGCTGACTACGCTGAAGCTTTCGCGGGCGTTGACTACCTCGTCTACCACGCGAGTGCGGCGCCCAGGACGGTTATCCCGCGGCGTAACCCCTTCGACCTCGGGCCGTTTGAGGGCCCGCTACTGAACGAGGTGGCGGAGCTGCTGCTGGAGCAGGTGCCCTAGCTTTCGCGCGCTCGCGCTGCGTAGCACCTGACGTGCGTCGGGCACATCGTCAGGCGCCGGTAGGCCGCGGCGAGGTTGTCATTGTGAGCGCTTTGCTGCTTCGCGTCGAGATGCGTCACGTGCTGCGTAGTACTTCGCGTGCTCGCGGCACAGTGTAGCGAGGCCGCCGCCAACCATACGCTTGGCGACAGGTTTACCGCACACGACGCAGCGCTTTGCTCGCTTCAGCTTGGCCGTTCGTGCGCGGGCCGCTTTGCGATGCCGGTCGCCGCATTCCGCGCAACGGGACCGGCCCGGCTCGCGCTGAGCCGGGCAGTCCTTGCAGCGGGGGTCTTGAGGCGGTCGCTGGGCCAAGGTGTCCTATTCCTCTGGTTCCCACGCTTCGGAAAAGTCTCGGTGCGCAAACAGCTCAGCTAGCCCGGTGATCTGTTTTAGTCGGCGGAGCTCTTCGGAGTCCATGCCTAGTTCTTCCTGGATCTTCTCGTCGCGTAGCCCGGACTGGTACATCTCGCGTACGAGTTCGCTCATGGCTTCGACACGATGCTCGCCGCGTGCTCGATTGTGCTCCACGGTGGCGGCAATTCGCCCGATACGATCGGCGCGCTCGGGTCGAATCTGTGTGACCGGGAGACGACCGCGTACGCTCGCGCGCACTTCCGGCACATCTGTGCCGACACGACGTCGGTGGAAGCCGTCCACTACCACCCATCCTTCACCCTCCGCATTGGCGACGATCGGCATCGTGTAGCCGTTGGCGTCCACAGAGTGCGCCAGAAGGCGCATTTCTGGAGGAGCTACGGCGTTTGGGTTGTAGTCGTTCGCATGCAACTGCTCGGCGCGCACCCATCGCACAAAGTCCACGGGGTGGTGTTTGAAAGGAGAGACTTCGTGCAACGCCGCACGCACTTCGTTGAGTGCATCGATCCTCTCCTCCTCGGGCAATGCTGCGAGAGCTTCGACCAGAGACTGTATATGTTGCTTCATGTCGCCTCCCGCTTGCTGGCCAGGATCACGCGACCGTCGCCGGTTACACGCCCCATTGACTCCTCCGCTTCCTCATTATCTTGCGGTACCGCGCGAAGGCCGTCTCCGAGCTGCGTTGCTGAGAAAAGCCCAGGCGCCGACACATCCGGTCGTTGAGCAAAATGGTCTTTGCAACACGGCGCCACGTCGGCGCCTTGCGCGCCGCCTCCACTTCGTGCGGAGCCTCGTCCAACATCTCCATGTTGCGGTGCGTGCGCCACCACTGGCGAAACACGGCGATCTTATTCTCGTAGTGCTCACGCTCGAACTCAGGCAGCGAGTCGAGCAGGAAACGAACGTAGCTCTCCCACGTCTGGTGTGGGTCAGGGAGCGATACCCTTCCGATTCCTAGGACGTTGCCGCGCTGTCCAGCGTAGAGAGCGCCGTAACGAGCCCCGGACACGCGAGCTACCACCTTGGCCCATGTCTCCGGCTCGATGACGTGCCACATCGCCAGGCCGCGGCGCTGGTCGTCGCCGTACGGCTGACAGATGCGCTGCTGGTGGATTGACAGCCCCGCCTTGTACATCAGATCGTAGAGCGGGTTGTGCGGGAGGCCGGTCTTGCCGTGGTAGGTCCAGATGTCCTCGGTCCGCCAGTCGTAGATCGGATAGACGTTGAAGAGCGAGGCGCCTTTCCACGCCGTCCACGGCTTACCCTCGAGGCGGCTCTTGCGTGCTCGCACGATGGCGCGCCAACGGTTGAGGCTCTCGTCCGTCCGGATGCCCACGAGGCAGGCCGTCGCCTCGCCCTGCGAGTACCAGTGGCCGAAGTGGTCAATGAACTCCTCGAATTCCTGGGCCGCGCGTTCGCCATTCGATCGCGTCGATGGCTCCTTGTAGAACGGGTAGGCGCCCGGGTCCGTGATGGCCTCGGGCGGCGGCTGCCGAACCCAGCGGTCCTTTGCCTCAGGGTCCCACGACACCCAGTAGGGCTGCATCATGCTCACCGCGTTTCGGAGGCGGAGAGGCAGTGCGACCCAGTGAGGAACGATCACGTCCGCGTAGAGTCGAAACATCTCCCTAACGTGGCTGATGGTGCACGCGTATTGCGCCTCGAGATCGAGGTAGAGCACGCCGATCTTCCGCCCGCGCTTGCGCGCCTCCAAGCATGCGAGGTGCATCATCACGCCGGAGTCCTTGCCGCTGGGGCCAGACAGGTAGATGCGCGGGAAGGAGTCGAACGTCCAGGCGATGCGCCGCTGCGCGGCCGTGAGCACGTCTATGCCGATTGGTCGCTTTTGGTGAGCCATGACCAGGCCTCCTGCTCCGACAATCGCGTCAGCGCGTCAACCTGCACACCAACAAAGCGGCGCCGCCCTTGCTCTACGACCTCGTAGACGCCGGGCGGTAGGCGGTACAGGCGTTCGCCATCGAACGCGACAAATGCCACGCGCTCAGGCGTGCCGAGACCCGTTACGCGCGCAACCCATGTCGTGCCGTCGCGATCCTCCGGCAGCGCGAGGCGAGCGGCGGTATCTCCGCCACCGACTCGAGCGAGCGCTTCGAACGGCTCGAGGGCGACGCGCTTGCCGCCTTCGATGGCGACGAATTCGCGCACGACGCGGCGCTTGCTGGGTTTCCCGCGGCAGCGCTGGACCTCGTACAGGTTGCCATCCCGGAGTGGGAAGCATGCGACGCGACCATAGATGTTGCCGCGCATCGATCGCGATGCTTGGCTCCAGTCATTCTTCGGGTCGATAAACTTGCGGGCCAGGCCGTACCTGGGATCAGGGCCGAGTATCTCGGCCACCCACGGGCGGACTGGCTCGCCGCCGTGGTAGTGGCCGTCGATCTCGACCTTCAGAATGTGGAGCATGCCGGTCATGCTCATTCCTCCTTCAAGAAAAGCTCCTGCGCCCGCTCCTTCACGCGCGCGAGCTCGTCGTCGGGAACATCCGACAGGTCGGTCTCGATGACGGCGTAGCGCCCGTCGCGGTAGAGCGTCACTTCGATCGGGTGTTCCCCCGTCGCGTCCTCGTAATACACGGTCACGGTTCGAGAGGTGGTCATTTGCTCTGCTCCGCCTTCCAGCCCGCGTAGCCGATTCGCTCGAGCCGGCGCGCCTCGTCGAAGTAATCTTGGTCTTCGGCTGCCTCGATCGCGTCCTGGTAGTCTTGGTAGCTGGTTCCGCTCTTGGCTTCTTCGGCGAAGCGCTTGAGCCGCGCGATGGTCTGCGGCCGGTCATAACTCTTGGTGATCTGCAATTCCGCGCGCGCGGCCCAGAACTGGCTCGAGCCATCGCGGAACAGGAGCAAGACGCGAGACCCGTCCCGACTCTCGACCCGGCTCACACGGTCGTCGTAGTGGGTGCGTCCGCGCTCGATGCGACCAGCGACGTAGTACGACTTGCCCTTGTAAATCGCGCGCCCAGCGACTACGGCCTCCTCGCCAGGTGCTTCGCGAGTCGGACGCTCCGAGCCTGGCGCAGCGTCGCCACCAGCTCCGCCACTCAGCTTGGCAGCCAAGGCTTCGGCCGTCTCTCGCTTGCCCGTCCACCAGGACTTTCGGTCAGCATCCCACTTGCAGCCCGCCGCGCGAATCGCGTCCTTGATCGGGTAGGTATTACCGACGAGGTAGTGACGGCGGCCTTCGCTTTGAATTGTAATGGTCATAGGTCTCGCTTTCTGCTCGCTTTCTGCTCGCTTTCTGCTTCTGCTTCTGCTTCTGCTCACAGCCCGCGGCGCCAGTCGTTGCCAGCCGAGTCCGCGTCGTGGGCGATGGTGACAGTCTCGTTTTGGGCGATGCTCTGCTGGATGGCGTGTTCGGCGTTGTTCATGCCCATACCATACGTCCTTCAATGGGGCCCGTCAATGGGGCCGCGCGAATAAACCGCCGCAGCAGGCCACGGTCGCCACTCGCCCCTAAGCTTCTGCCATGAGCGCCACGGTCCAGAACGCCAGAGCCATCGAAGCGGCTCTCCAGCCGCTGATGGGCACCGCGGCCTCAGGCAGCCTCACCGTGCGCTCAACCGGATTGAACGGGACCGTGCCCTACGGATCGGCGCTGATACCCATCCTGCGAGGCGGGCTCGAGGAGGAGGCTACGGCGTTCGTCCCCAAAAACCCGGCCACAGCGAGCGGGGCGTGGCCGATCGTCCAAGCCGGCACCACGGTGCCCGTCGTGGCCGTGCAGGGAGGTGCCGTCGGCAATACGCCGCCAGGCACCCAGTACCGCTGGAACGAGCCATTGGAGGGCATCGAGAGCGTCAGCGTGAGCGCGGCGGGTCTCGCTGGCGGAGCGGCGAGCACGGCGTACGCGGCGCTCAAGCAGCTCCGGCACTACAAGGCTCTCACCCAGAATTTGCTGGAAGACTTTCTTCGCGCCTCGCTCGGACAGTTCCCGGCGGGGCTACTGGCCTGGGACAGCACGCAGCCACTTGATGGGCCGATGGCAGCGCGCCCGGCACCTCGCGCCGCTCGCGCCGGTCGCGGCAAGGTCCTCTTTAGGCACACGTGGATTCTGTTCTTGGTGAGCAGCAGGCTCGATAGCGAAGCCGAGCGGCGCCGCGAGGGCGACACGCTGCGCGACGATGTCATCGAGACCCTGCTCGATACGACCAGCGCTCGTGGGCTACGCGTGTCCACGGATCCCGGCGCGGAGATCCTCGACGCTCGGATTCATGCGGTTACTCCGACCTCCTACGTTGACCTCGTTCGATTCGCCACGACGGTGACGGTCCAGCATCGCCCGCAAGGCGCGACGTACAACAATTGGCTGCGCACGCGTCTCCGGCAGCAGACGGCTGCACAGGGCATCTACCCGCCCATCCATTTACCGGACGTGACGATCCCGATGCCGCCGGGTGGTTCGTGATGCGCTCGATGGGTCACGACGCGCGCTAGCGCTCACACCACACGGGCTTCATGCCCGACCAGCCGAAGTTTGCGCGCTTCGTGTCGCCCGTCCCGGGGCGACTCGTTTCGCGTTGGGATGTCCCCGGTAGCTATCTCGGGGCGCGCGTCACGACCACGGCAGAGCGGCTCGACGGAGCGCCGCCCATCCTCTGGGACGAGGACGCGGTAATCCCGCTGACCGAGCAGTTCTGCGCGCGTTACGGCCGTGAGCTGCACAACGCGTTTCGGCACGGCGACCTCGAGGAGCGCACGGCTGACGACTGGACCGCGTGGCTCGCTCACCAGCAGGAGCTCGAGGCTCCTGAACCCACCCAGGTGGAGGAGGAGAACTAATGCCCGCGCCGCTCGCAGTCGATCCGAGTAATCCAAAGCCTGGCCTGTACCTCAAGGTCGAACTGCTGCGCGGCAGCTCGAGCCCAGGGGCACTGGGTCTTCGAGCCGCCATCGTCTCGCCGCCGGCAACGGTCGGCGGCAACATCGTGGTAGGGACCGAGATTCGGTCCGTCTTCTCGGCGGAAGATGTCGAAGTGGCCATCGGCAAGGGCCTTGGTTACCTCGCCTACCAGGCCCTGATCGCCAATCACCCAAGCGCGCTGGTGGATCTGGTGGCTTGCGCTGAGTCGGGTGGAGCGGCCGCGACGGGAACGCTCACGTTTGCCGGTACGCCCACCTCCAACATGTCCTGGCGCGTTTGGGTGCAGGGGGTCGCCGTAGATCTGTTTTGGAACGTCGGCGAGACCACGACGCAGGTGCGCGACAACAACTTTCCGCGCATCAACGAAAAGGGCAATGACCTGCACGCGATTGCCTCGGCCGGCGGCGCGGGCGTCATCAACCTGACTGCGCGCAGCAAGGGCCCTGCCGGCAACGATATCCGGCTAAGAGTCCAGCTGCTGACCGGTGCCGGCGGAACGCTCACTGCGTCCGGCGCGACGCTCACCGGCGGTACCACCGAGGTGGACATGACGACCGCGCTCGCGACGCTGTCCGTGCGCGAGTACGACTACATCCTCCCGTGCCTGAGCAACGCGGACGCTCAGTCAGCGTCCGGTTCCAGCAACCCAGCGCGCGTTGCGACCCATATCGACACTTACCTGTCGGGATCGAACGCGAAGCTTCAGCAAGCTGTCTACGGATCCACCGGATCCATCGCGTCCGCCAAGACCAACGCTCTGGCTCGAAACCACACCAACCTCGAGCACTACTGCTCGGTGAGCGACGAGTCACTGCCGTGCGAAATTGCAGCGGCCGAGCTCGGTGATCGCATGCGGCGGCGCTCTCTCGAGAGCAACGCCAATCGCGTGCTGCAACCGATCAAACGAATCCGCGGCTCGGCCGATGTTGCAGGCGACCAGCCCACGGATGCCGAGGCTATCGATGCCCTGACGAACGGTGTGACGCTGCAGGGCTACGCCGCGAGCGGGGCTCCGATCCTGCTTCGCTCGGTCACGACCCACAGCAAGGACACGGGCGGCAATCCCGATCGGCGCGCCTTCGACACGAGCGAAATCGATGCGCTGTACGACTACGCGAAGGACCTGCGAGCGGCGCTGCCGCAGGAGTTCATGAGCCCTGATGGGCAGGTGAAGATTGCCAAGAACCGTCAGCCGGGCGATGAGGAGCTGCCCGCGGGCGTGGTGGAGGAGCGAGACGTCAAGGCTTTCCTGGTGCAGCGAACCCTGAACTTCTGGGTACCGAAGGGCGTGATCGACGGCGTTCATTTCCTCGGTGTCGTGAGTGACGGGTCGCTCATCGTGCAGGTGAACGCCTCGGACCCGACGCAGCTCGACGTGTTCATCCCGGCTCGTGTGTTCAAGATCCTCGCCAAGATCGGCGTGGTGCTGGCGAAGGTGGGTTAACAGATGGCCGATACCAAAGACTTTCTGGACTACCCGAAGGGCGTGGGTGCGCTCGGCGCGGGCGACCTGCTCGACGTTGTCGATATCAACATAGCGTTTACCGACGGCGAGAAGGTGATCTCGACTCTCCGGCAAAATCCCGCCGGCTCCACAGGCGGCTCGAAGAGCGCAACGTGCACGTTCCGGACGGTCGTTTCCAGCGAAGGGTTTGAGCGGGACTGGATGGGCCAATACCGGCGCCGCAAGGAAGTGCAGTTCCGGTTGAAGGTACCGGGTCTTGTGTTCTCGGTGACGGGGCGGCTGACCAATCCTCAGCTCGTCTCGAATGTCGATAACGCCGTCGAATTCACGATCACGATCATCGGCAAGGCTGCCGCCGACCCGGTGTAACGATGGGGCGGCCGACATGGGCGGACGCGGAACTCATCCGGCACGAGTCGGGCCGTTTGCTGTTCGCGGACCGGCTCAGGCGGTACAGCGAGCGCGGCGAGCTCGTCGAGACGAAGGTGCGTGTCTGGGTGCCGGTGCCGGTCGATCATGTCGAGGCGCGGGTACAGGCACGCGCCTGGTTCGCAGGCAAGAAGCTCGACCCGGTTCTGAACCAGAAGCTCTTCGACGAGGTCGAGCAAGTGTGCCTGTTGGCCCGCGCGATCCGCACCTTCGAGCCGCCGCATCCGCAGCTCTACCAGCCGGAGGAGCTCGGCACCTTCGACGACGGGTGCCTGACGGATATCCAGGAGCGGATCAATCAGTACAAGGATCTGATCGATCCGCGCGTCGATGTCGTGGACGAGGATGCGTTCTGGCGACTGGTCAGCAATCTCGCCAAGTCCGAGACCCTGCTCCCTTTAGCCGATATCGCACCGCGCGCGCTCAGGCGCTGTATTGTGCGTATGGCGCAGGCAGCCTTACGCTCGCCGACGGCACCGTCCTCTGCCACGTCGTCCGAGAACTCGACGCCGGAACACTGACGCTCGACGAGCTTGCGGCGATCGTGAGCGGAAAACGCGCCGATCCCAAGTGGCGACGGCTGCTCGCGGAGATCGAGCAGGAGCCTAGCGATGGCTGACAAGGACGCCCGCGTCCGCCTAAACCTCAACGCCGGCGGCTTCGTGACGCTGATGCGGCAGCTCGAGAAGCTAGCCGGTGAGCTGGGCGACGAAATCGAGGGCATCGGGACTGCGGCGGACAAGGCGGACAAGAAGGTCTCGCCACTGGTGGGCACGTGGAAGCGTGGCTTTGGCGCAGCCAAGTCGTCGCTGGCCGAGCTCGGCTCAACCCTCAAGAGCACGCTCAGTCAAGCAGCGACGCTGGGCGGGGCGCTTTCGTTTGGAGCTGGCGTGCACCGCGCAGCGGAGCTCGTCGATAGCTACAAGGACGTGGCGTTTGCTGTCCAGCTGAGCACGGGCGAGGCTCACAAGTGGGAGCAGGTTCAAGCAGAGGTCGAGGGAGCGTCGAAGCGCTGGAAGATCGCCAACAGTGAACTAGTCGGCTCATACCAGGAGCTGTTTAAGACCACCGAGGACCTCGAGTTCACGCGCGAGGCGCTCGACTCGATCGGTAAGGCGCATCGCGCGACGGGCGCGAGCGTGTCGTCGCTCACGGCGCTGGCAAACGAGCTCGGTGAGAAGTTTGGGGTGACAGGCGACCGAATCGACGGCGCCATGACGACGCTCATCGGCTCGGTCCCGGGCGGCAAGGCCGGTCTGGAAGAGCTCGGCGACAAGCTGGGGCTGCTCGGCGCGAGCGCTCGCGCCGTAGGGCTCGAGGGCGAGGAGGGGCTCGGCAAGGTCATGTCGATGTTGAACATGGCCGGCGCGACCGGAGGCTCCTTCAAAAAGGAGTTGATGAGCGTCATCAGCTTGCTCGAAACCCTCGGCGACGCGGACCAGGCCCAAAACATCGAGAAAAAGCTCGGCATCAAGATAACGGACAAGAGCGGAGCAACCCAGGCCAACGCCATCGAGAAAATCCTACAGAAGACCGGCGGTCGGCACGAAGAGCTCTCGAAGGTGTTCAGCGGGCCGCTGCTCCGCTTCGTGGGCGAGATGGGCAAAACCTACGAGAAGACCTTCAGCGAGACGGCGGGCTCCGAGGAGGAGAAGACCAGGGCCGCTACCGAGGCCTTTCGTAAGGCGGTGACGGATGCCGGAAAGGTGAGCCTAACCAGCGCTGACCTGCAAAAGGCAGCGACCGAGCGCCTCAACGACCCGAAAGCTCGGCTGCAGGAGGCCATGAACACGTTTGAAGCAGCGTTCGCCAAGCCCGAGATGATCAGCGCCATCGAAAAGCTGGCCGATCTGATGCCGCGCGTTGCCGACGGCGCCGCGAGTCTGGTCGAGTTCATCGCCGACAATCCCCTGGTCGCGGGCGCGGGGTTCGTGGCCGGCAAGGCCGGCGGATCGGTGGCAGGTTCGGTCGCGGGCGACGCTGGCAAGGCGCTCATCGAGGCGCTCAAGCCAAGAGCCAAGGGCGTGGGCGACAGCATCGCCGGGGCCGCCTCCCGGCATCCAGGCTGGGCCACGGCGGGCAAAGCGATGGGAGTGGCGGCAGCGGCGGTCGCGGGCTTCGAGATCGGTCGGGCGATAGTCGATTCACGGCTGGAGACCAAGCAAGCCAATCAGGACAGCGTGATCATGGCGGGCGTCGGGGCGCACACCGCCGCGGCGAGCGGAGACCGCGAAAAAATGCTCACGGCGCGCGACAACCTGAAGGCCAGCATCGCCAAGATGAAGCGGGACCAAGGCGGCATCGGTGGCGCCTTCGATACGTTGATGGGCGGGCTGGCGACGTTCGTGGATCCGAAGTTCGTGGCACCTGAGCAAAAGCAGCTGATGACCGCTCAGGCCGACCTGCGAAAGCTCGAGGATGCGCTCGCCAAGGGCGCCAAGGGCGGCGAGAAGGCCGGTGACTCGATGACGCGAGCCGCTCAGGCCGCAGAGCGCTTCGCGCAGGCGCTCGATCGCTCGCGACCCGGTGACGCCGGAGGTGGCAACAACGGTCTGCCGCCTCCGCCAACTAACCAATCAGGGAGTGCGCCGCGATGAGCGACCCCTGGCTCGAACTCGGTCCGACCACCTACCAGGCGGACGGGTTCACGCAGCTACAGTTTCCAGCGCGTCTAGTCGGCGAGGACGGCGGACTCCGAGTCGTGGAACGCGTGCGCCCGTGGCAGGCGGGCGCGAAGCTGGATGAGACCGGGGCGATGCCAGATCGCTTCACCATCGAGTCGGTGATTCACAACGACATCATCGAGCAGGGGCTCGAGGGCGTGCCAGTGTGGCCTGGCCTGATTGAGGACCTCATCGAGCAATTCAAGTCCGGCAAAACGGGCACGCTCAACCTGCCATGGAAGCGAGGCTTGCGCGTCAAGCCGGAGACGTGGAGTCGTCGGGCCAACGCTGATGAGCACCGCGGTGGCGAGTCGTTCGTCGTGAACTTCAAACAAGACAACGAGGACAATCTCGACCGGGAGGCGTTCGAGCGGGTCAGCGTAAAGGCGGGGGCGGCTCGCGTGGTGGACGAGGCCATCTTCTCAATGGAATCTGAGGGCATGAGCGCCGATCCGATCGGCGACCTGACCGAGTTGGCAGCCAACCTCGTTGGGCTCCTGAATACGCCCAGTGACTACGCCCAAGCCATTTTGACGCAAGCACGCAGGCTGCGACGAGCCGGCAAGATTCTGATCGGTGAGTACCAGGCCGAGTCCGAAGGGCGCGATCAGATGAACAGCCCGGCGGGCTTCGCTGCTCGGCTCAAGCTGCTCGAGCTGCTCGAGCTGGCCGCGCGCGCCGAGTCGGACGCCCGCGAGTTCCTACCGCGAACGCGCTCGTATATTGCTCCGAGACGCACCGACATCTGGACCATCGCAACCGAGCTCGGTCAGGACGCTCGCCAGCTCATGGCCGTAAACAGTGCGGTGGAGGACTTCAGCAACATTGAGCAGGGCACGGCCGTGCAGGTGTTCGCGGAGTGACTCGCCTGCGCGATACCGTCTCGATTGAGAGTCAGCAGGGACCTGGCTTCGCGATCGTCGTGGACAGAGCGACGCAGTACGAGATCACGACGGACCTGACGGCACCCTCCGCGGCTCGCTTCGAGCTCGGCGACGACGGGACGTGGTCGGTGATCCGTGACGCCCTGGCGATCGGCGCGCGCTTTTCGGTCAGCGTCAACGACCGGCCTCGTGTCACGGGTCGCCTGCTGACGCGGAACTTGGCCACGTCCGCTGACGGCGGCGCGACCGTGCAGCTTATGGTCCGGACGCTGCTGGCGGACGCCATGTTTTGCGCGGTAGACGCCAAGATCGGCGTCAAGAACACGAACCTCGAGGCCATCATCCTGGCGGCGTTCAGTCGCATGGGGCTCGGCAAGGCAGACTTCATTCTGCGCGCCAATCTCGCGCGCGACGTCATCACGGGGCGCTCTAGCCCCGGTACGCCGGCGCTCGAGATCCAAAACATGACCGAGGACGAAGCGCGCCCGCACCCGCCGGAGAGCGTGTATGCGTTTGTCGAGCGGCACTTGTCACGGTTTGGGCTGCAGATGTGGGACTCCGCAGACGGAAAAATCGTGATCGGGGCGCCGGACGATTCGCAGCCGCCGCTGTACCTGATGACGTCGCGGCGTGGTCAGGCAGGGCGCAGCAACAATCTGCTATCAGCCGCCAAAACCGAAGACTACGAAGAAGTGCCGGCAGAGCTGCTCGTCTACGGCGTGGGTGGCGGCAAGGACCAGCAGAAGGCTCGCGTACAGTTTCTGGCCGTGGACGACAAGCTCATCGCGGTGGAACCGATACTCGATCGCACCGCGATCATTATCGACGAGAGCCTCAAGACGCAGGCCCAGGCTAGAGCACGCGCCCGACGCGAGATGATGCGGCGCCGCTTGATGGCCGATTCGTGGGTGCTCGAAACGGATGGGCTCACGTACTGGACCGGTCAGGAGCGGATCCCGTATGCGGTCGATACGGTGGCCGATGTGCGTGTCGACGTCGCCGGCGGCGCCGTGGGCCCGTACCTGATCTATCAGGTCCGCATGGCAGGCAGCGCCGAGCGCGGGCACACCACGTCTCTCACCTGCTGCGGCAAGGGGATCTGGAGGCTCTCGTGAACGTCTCGCACCTCACGTCCTGGGTACTGTCGTTCGTGCGCGTCGTCGGTAGCACGGTCGTCGGAAAACACTCGGCGGTACTGGTCGGCGGTGACGGGGCGGTGGGCAGCAATGATGCCGACGATCCCGGGTTCGAATCGGCAGATCCGTTGGGCGAGAAGGTGACGGACGCCGAGCAGTACAGCGCCCTAGGCCTGGTGTTTCGCCCGCGGCCGCCCGAAACCGTCGCCGGGGACTTGCTCGCCGCCGAGGCGATGGCGGTGCGCACTGGTGGCGGACTCGTTCCGATCGCGTGGCGTGATCTGCGCCTGAACCGCCGTTTCTCGGCGCCCAAGCCGGGCTCGGTGGCGCTCGTCGGCTACGGTGGAGCGTTCCTGGCCTTTGACGACACGGTGGCGAATTCCGGCAGCGAGAAGGCATCGAAGACGACACTCTACGTTCCGTACCAGTTCTCAAACGGCGCGCCGACAAAGGCACTCACGATCGCGCTCGATCCTGAGCAGGAGTCGATATCCATCATCCACGCGAACGGCGCGGCCGTGGTCCTAGACAAGGACAATCACATCACGATGCGCGCGGACGGCTCCACCTGGCTGTCGGTAAAGCCGGGCAAGATCGAACTCGTGGCGGCCAGCATCAGCGCCCGCGGGAACGTGGCGCTGGGCGCCAACACCGCGACAGCAGTCCCGCTGCTGCCGGGAGCCACCTCACAGCCCACCTTCAGCATCTTCTTCTCGCCGGTCTGATGTCGCTCTGCCCGTACCCTTCGCTAGGCTTGGCGCTGCCGGGGATTCCGTCGCCGGCACTGCCGCCGCTGCCGACCGTGCCGACGCTCCCTTCGCCTCCGGCGCTGCCGGGCCTGCCACCCTTGGGGCTGGCGCTGCCGGGGATTCCGTCACCGGCTTTGCCGCCACTGCCGACCGTGCCGACGCTCCCTGCTCCTTTCTGCCCACTGGACTAGAACAGCAGTCAAGCTGGGCGCATGGCCAGTAGGTAGACGACAGTCAGGGGCACCGCTCCTGCGAGCGTCTACCCTCCCCGGGTGTCGCAGCTCATCCCGGCCGCAGGCGTCACGCCAGCAGTCTTTTTCACGCCGGTGAACTTTCGCACCACGGGAGAGCCTGTCGCGATGCTGGCGGATCCCGTGGACTTCGTGACCGGCGAGCTGCTCTCAATCGAGCGAGGCTTTGACGCTACCGACGCGGCAGTCATCACGGCGCTCCGCACCTTGCGCGGATCGGGGAGCGCTGTGTCTGGCGTAGGCCATCGCTTCAGGGAAGCAAAGCTCGTCACCCCGCAGCTCGCAAGCTTCTTTCGTGAGGAGGCGCGCCTCGCTCTCGCGCACCTCACGAGCTCTAGGCAGATCCGCATCGACCTGGTCGAGACGTTCGCGCAGGGCGACACGGGCGAAGTCCAGGTGCACTACACCAATCTCGCGCGCGGCGAGCAGAGGCTCGTGACGCTGCAGCTCAACCAGCTCCTGGGGGCCGCCTGATGGCGCTCACGACTCCTGCTGAACGCGAGTTCCAGCTGCACGCGGCTGGGTTTGTCCGCGACAAGGTCGTCCTGGCGAATTTTCGCGAGGGCCTCCGGGCGCTCTCCAATCCGGAGACCGGGCAACCGTTCACGGAGGACGAGATTCAGCGCGCGACGCAGCCCGGCTCGCGCTGGTACGTGGGCGCGCAGGCGATCGATGATTTCGGCCAGGGCGAGCAGCGGCGCGCTTTGTGGTTGGCCGATCAGATCAGGCTAGAGCGAGCGAGCACGAAGTGGCTCGAGGGCTACCATGCGCGCCTCTGGGGCGAGGACAAGCTCGCGGCTACTGGCGGCTCGGGCGAGGTCACGGTGCCCGGCGCGAACGGTACGATCGTGCTCGGCTCAGCCACGCTCGGCGATCCGAGCGCCTACACAGCGCGGGACCCTGCAGGGAACGTGTACCAGGTCCTGCTCACCGAATCGATCCCGTCGAGCGGCACGGCTGAAGTCGTGGTCACGATGGGCGCGGTCGGTGGCGGGGCTGCAACGAACCTCTCGCCCGGGACCAAACTCACCTGGGTGACGCGAGATCCGAACATGGCCGCGCAGGCCACGGTCGCGACGCAGTTCGCGGGCGGGACAGACCGTGAGACCGACGCCGAGCATGCCTCGCGGATCGCTGGAATCATCCGGCACCGACCTGGCGGCGGCAATGACGCTCAGCAGCGGGCATGGGCGCGGGCGAGCTCGAATGCGATCGAGGATGGGTTCGTGTATCCCTGCGCGTTCTACGCCGGGTCTCTGCTGATCTCGATTGTCGCGAAGCGGACTGTGCCCGGTCCGATTGGGCGCAAGCCCGACAGTAATACTCTCGCGAACGCGATCGCCTACCTGACGCCGCCGTTGTCTCCGGTGGCCAACCCACGGTCGTTCGTGCTGGTGACGTCGTGGTCCGAACAGTACGCGGACCTGGTGCTTAGGCTCTCGCTGCAGCGCGGCAGTTCAGGGGGTTGGCTCGATGCCAGGCCATTCCCTTCCTATCACGCGACGACCCCTCAGGTCGTGTCGCGTGTGAGCGACACGGACTTCAATATCAGTTGTCCGGGAGATCTCACGCTGCCGGGGCAGCTTTCCGGAGCGACTCTCAGTGGCGCCAGCGCGCCGCGCGTCATGCTCTGGAATCGAGCTGCCTCGCAGTTCGTGAGCTGCGCTATGACCTCGGTGCAGGACCTTACAGGCTCGGTCTATCGGATACTGCTGGCGGCGCCACCAGCTGGCGGCGTGTCTGTCGGACAGCGAGTGAGCCCTGCCATGGCGGCCTCGCGGCACGCGATCGTGAGCAGGGCGATCGAGTCGTACTTTGACGAGCTCGGCCCGGGCGAGCTGTTCGATCTGCCGTCGGACGTGCGCGGCGGGCGCTGTGTGCGATTCGTGAGCGCGATCGAAGAGAAGCCGTTCCGAGCAGGCGCGATCGTCGCCACGCGCGTCATCGAGGCGCTGGGCGGCTCCGCCGCCGACGGAGCGCTGGCCAGCATTTCGCAGACCGTCCCGACTTACCCGAGTAATCTCATGGCGGGCCCGAACATGCTCGTTTGCGGGCACGTGGGAGTGTACGAAATCTAATGGGCTTCCCGACTCGAATTCTGCGCAGCGCACTGGGCCCCAAGTTCCTCGACACGGCTCCGGTAGAGAACCCGGAAACCGATATCGGGGCACGGCAGTTCAACCTGGCTTTTCACCAAGTTGCCGGCCTGAACTTGGTTGCCCCACGCGTGTCGCTCGTGGCGCACTACACGGGCGGGCAATTCGTCATCCAGCATCAGCAGGAGGCCTGGAACACTGAGGGTGCTCAGGCCCGGCCGGTACTGGCCCGCTCAGCAGCGGGCGTCTACACGTACACCTTCGCGTCGAGCTACCTCGATGAGGATGGGGTGTCGGTCGCGACGGTCCTGCGCGCGCCGCGCATCTCGTGTCACAAGGTCCTCACGGCGTTTGCTGATCGGATCGATCCCCTCTCGTGGGTGGATGGCGGAAGCCCGCTCGTGCTCCAGATTCGCCTCTGGAACCAATCGGGTGCCGGCGTCGATGAGCCGTTCTGGCTGGAGGCGTTGTGATAGGAGCGCTCAACCCTCTGCCGCATCGCGTGGGAGGCGGGCTCACGCCTGCTGCGCGCGCGTACCGCACGCTTCGGCAAGCCGTCGGCACCGGCGGTAGTGCCTCGAACGAACGAGGCATCGAGGGACTGTGGCGCCGGAGTGAAGCCAAGGGCCTTGCCGCGGCAACCAGTCACACGCGCCGCGCCATCAGCCAGGCCTTCCCCTATCTGGCGACAGATCTACTGTCGTACTACGAGCGCATTCTCGGTCTGGTGCCGGAGACGGACAGCACGGAAGCGGCTCGTCGCAGTGAGGTCACGACTCTCTGGACTCGACCGCGAGATGTCACGACAGCAGCGCTGCTGGCTGAGCTACAGAAGATTGATTCGCGGCTCTCTCTCATCGAGACGTCACACGATCAAGCCGCCTCGGCCCAGTTTGGGCGAGCGTTCGCGGCTCACGACATCTTGCTCGAGGGTCCGGCTTGGGGACTCACCCGGCCGCACGCGCACGCGCCTAACTACTCCACCGACATGGTCGTGCGAGTGCTCTTTTCTGTCGGGCACACCGGTCCACTTGTGCCGGGTGAGCTCGTGGTCGTCGAACGAGTAAGGCGGCTCATGCGCAGCTTGCTCCCGAGCGACACCGACTTCACGATTGCGGCGGACGGCGGCCTGGGCGGTACGCCCGGGCTCTGGCGACTCGGTAGTACACCCATCGGATTTGGAGGGCTCGGATAATGCCGTGGCCGTTTTTGCGAGCGAAGCCCGCAGGCTGGGTAAACAACGATGTGCCGACCCACAGCGAACTCAACCTGATGGACGAGCAGATTGCGCAGGCCGCGGACGGCGCCACGTGGTCTGATGTGGCGGCGATCGCGACGTTGCCACATGCATTCACCAACAGCGCGGGTGGGCGATTCGCGCTGTGGAATCCGGTGCTCCGGAAGTTCTTTTCGTTTAACGTCTCATCAGGTGATCCGCTGGGCTGGCGCAGCAATAACCCGTTCGAGACGTTGACGTCTCTGACGCTGCCCACCACGCCCGGCTGCGATATCACCGACGTGGCCGTGAACCCGTCCACTGGAAACATGATCGTGGTGGGGCACCTGTACTCGAGCTCGCAGGGCAGGGTGCGACAATCGACTGATGGCGTGACGTGGACGACGCGCAATACGGCCAAGTCCGCTAGCGTTCTCGGACCGAGTTCGTGCCTCTACTGCGGCGGCAGTATCAACAAGTTTTTCTTAGGCTTCGGGGCGAGTGGCGGCGGCGCTGGAGAGATCGAGAGTTCGCCGGACGGAATCACCTGGACGAATCTCACGGTCCCGAACACGTTCGAGCGAAAGACGCCGGCCTTTTCGCCCACGCTGAACCGTATTTTGTGGGCGCGCGAAACCTCGGGCACCTACGTCACGTCCGACGACGGCGTGTCCTGGACTCAGCGCACGGCCCCATGGGGAGGCTGTTCGCTTGCGACGTGGAACAGCCACTTTGGCAAGTTCTTCATCTTCGACAACACGAGCGGGACGTTTGGGATGTGGTCGTCGCCCGATGGGATCAGCTGGTCCACGGTGATTCCTCTCACTGGCTTTTCGTCCGGCGGTACCCACGGCACGCGGCTCTTCAGTCGCGGGCGGCTCATGGGGCTGACGCTCGGGTCCGAGCTCGTCGTGTCGGTGGACCAATTCGCCAACACCGTGCGCGTGGCAGAACTTTCTGGGTCCGCTCACGCCATCGCGCTGGGCGACTACCAGCTGCTGCTCGCCAACCCGGCGAACGGCAAGCACTGGGTGTCACAGCGCATAGGGCTCTGATGGCAGACTTCACAGTAGTGGTAGCGAGCGGCGCGATCGTGCAGGACTGGCTTGATCCGCCGACCGCAAGCGGCACGCCGAGCCGGCTGAACCCGCGGCCCAGCTACCGGCACAAGCGGTGGGTGGGAGCCCGCGGCGTGCAAGTGATCCTGAAGGCAGTCGTGGCGGGCGTGGTGGCGCCGCTCGACAGCGTGCTCGGAGGGCGACTGTTCGCGGCGTGGCCAGTCGAAGCGCCGGCCCAGCCCTTCGCCGGCATTCTGCAGGTTCCTGGCTTCTCATCCACGATCTACGTGCTGCCGCCGGTGGCCGGCCACTACACGATCGGCGTGCGCCGCCCCAGCGGCGGCCTTGAGCACGTCCACCTGGATATCGCATGAGCGAAGTGCTGCTCGAGGAGATCGCGCCCCGGTACGTGCGGGAGAAGCGTTTTGACCTCACGCTGGACGCTGGGATATCGATCGTTCGGGCCGGCGCCTCGGTCGTTGTGAACGTCAGCTATGTCCGATCCGCGCCGGAAGGCGCGATGCTGCCGCTGCTCCTGGAGGTCCAGGGCCCGAGCCCCACGAGCTACCAGCGGAGAGCGTACCTGCGCACGGCGCCAGCCAGCATCGTGTTCTCGCCGCGCGAAGGCGGACCGCACACCCTTGTGCTGCGCGAGCTGGGCCATAACAAATGGTTCGGGACGTTGAACCTGGACGTAGAAGGGGAACTTTTGGAGCCGCCGATCACGGTGTGATCGGGGTCACGTGCCCCGGATGCCGACAAGCTCCGGGCCAATGACTGCCATTCAGCTCGCCGCCATCATCGCCGCCTACGTGCTCGCGCTCGCCCGGTTGTTCAACGCGGGCAAGTGGGCATGGGAGTTTCTCCCGAAGCCCGCGCAACCGCTCCTGCCGGCCTTCGTGCTGCTCGCCCCGACCCTGGCGGAGCAGCTAGCCGGCGTGAAAACGGGACTCGACTTGGCCGAGCTCGGCCTGCTCGCTCTCGGGGCCATGACCACGGCCATTCGAGGGACGCAGCCGGCGAAAGTAGGGGTGTTCTGTGTGCTGGTGGCGTTTCACTCGCAAGCGTGCGCGGGCTGGAAGCCCTTCGCGCGGGACGCCAGCGACGTCGCACGGAACCTCTGCGGGCTCTTCTTCGCTGAAAAGCAGGGACTGTCGCTGGAAGATGCCGCGCGGCAGTTCTGCGTCACGCGGGACCAGCTCGATCCGTGGCTGGAGGAGATCCTCCGGGCGAAGGCGACTGCCGGTAAGTCCTCCACACAGGGCACGCCGTGAGCCTGTTCAGGCGGCGCCCTGGACTCGGCTACCTCCGGGACCCTGAAGACTCTCGGGACTACCGCTTGTCTGCCTTGCGTTTGGCGACTACGCCGCCTCCGGCGGTCAACCTATCGCGCAGGGTAGTGGCGGTACTCGACCAGGGCTCCACGAACTCTTGCGTGGCCAACGCCTGGGCGCAGGCCATTCAGCTGTCTCGAGTGCTGGATGGCGTGCCCAGTCCGGAGCTCGCGAGCCGAAAGGCGATTTATTGGTGGGCTCGCGCGGAGCACGGCGACGACAAGCGCGACGAGGGCACCTACCTGCGAAGCGCTGCCAAAGCGATCACGCACTTCGGGTTGCCGCCGGAAAAGTACTGGCCGTTTGATCGCCCAACGAACAAGCAACCGAGCTACGCGGCGCACCGCGCAGCGTTTAGCCATCGCGGGCCGCGCGGCTACTACCGCATCACGGAACACGACCTCGACGGCATCCGCCGCGCTTTGGCATCGAATAAGCCTGTCGTGTTTGGGCTTCAGATCGGTGTGAGCTTTTTCGACAATGACGGCCCCAATACCATCGATACTGACCGTGGTGGTTTTGTCGGCGGCCACGCGATGGCGCTCGTGGGCTACGACCGCGACCGGTTCCAGCTGGTCAACAGCTGGGGCACGCGCTGGCGAGCCAACGGGTTTGCTTGGCTGACCGAGCGGCGCATGGCTGAAGCCCACGACGTGTGGGCGGCCGACTTCGACCCGGGGACGACGCTATGAGGGCGCTGCTACTGCTTGTCCTGCTGCTCGGAGCGCGCTGTCACCCAGCGGACGAGCCCGAGCCGTCAGCGCCTTGTACCTGTGAGAGCGCCTGCGCGCGCCTGCGGGAGATGCGATGTGCGGAGGCGGAGCCGACGGACCTTGGAGAAACGTGTGAGGATATCTGTGGGAACGCCGCACAGTCACGGGCGCCGCTACCGGTGGAGTGTCTGGCGACGGCTCGGTCATGCTCCGAGGCTGCGCAATGCGGGGAAGACTGATGCTTTCGGGTCTTATGACCATCGTTGCGGTGCTGCCGGCGCCCTGGTGCGCGCCTCGATCTTGCGAGTCAGAGGCGGACCGGGCGGCTCGCCTGGGCACCATCGCGCAGGCAATTCACGACGTCGCCGCGGCTCCGCCTCCGGGCTGGTCCTGGGGACCCGAGGAGCTGGCGGCGGCATTGCTCGCCACAGCGTACGAAGAGAGCGGGCGCTTCCGGCGCGACGTGCACGACGGCACCAAGCTAGGCGACAACGGTCGTGCGCGGTGTCTGACGCAAGTGCACGCGCAAGATGCGCTGCCGCGGAATCAATGGCGCGGCACGACCGGGCTCGATTACGACGCTACCCGCCGCTGCTTCCAAGCAGCAGCAACGCTGCTGGCGCTCTCGGCGCGATGCGTGACTCGGCCAGAACTGGGTGCTCATCAGCGCGCGCGCATCGTGGCGGCCTACGGCACCGGAAAAACGTGTGACCCGACGCTGGGTTTTGCGCGCCGCCGAGCAGAGCTTTGGGGAGGAGTGGTCAGATGGTTGTAGTCCCGCCGACCATACAGTTTCTGCAGGCCAAGCATTATCGGCCGGGGCCACGACACGTCAGCTGGGTGGTCATTCACTCGGCGGAGATCGGCGAGAGCCTGGAAGGCGCCGAGGCTCTGATGCGTGTCTGCGCCAACAATCCACGGGTCGCGAGCTGGCACTACGCTGTGGATGCGGACAGTATCACGCAAAGCGTACGCGAGGACGACATCGCGTTTCACGCGCCTGGCGCGAACCAGTTCGGGATCGGCATCGAGCTCACGGGCAGAGCGCGACAAACGGCCGCTGAGTGGCTTGACGACTTCAGCACGCGCACGCTGGAGCTGACAGCGTGGCTCGTGGCCGACATTTGCCTCAGACGCGGCCTGCCGGTCCGGTTCGTCGGCGCGCAGGATCTCTTGCGCGGTCAGCCGGGCATCACGACTCACCACGAAGTGAGTCAGGCGTGGCGCAAGTCCGATCACTGGGATCCGGGCCCCAACTTCCCGATGCAGTATCTGCTGAGCCGCGTGCAGGCCTACGCGGACAAGAGTCCGACCGACCCAGCTCCGCCCATGGAAACGACACTGCCTGATCTGCGTCTTGGGGACTCCGGAGAATCGGTGAGAGAGCTGCAGCGGCAGCTGAACGCGGCACAGCTGCAGCCGGCGATCACGCTGGTCGTAGATGGGCGTTTTGGTCTCAAGACCTCGGCGGCCGTGCGGCGCTTTCAGCGCGCGCGCGACCTGCCGGATCACGGCATCGTGGATGAACACACCTGGGAGGAACTGTTCAAATGAACTCACTGGAGGAGCGGGTCACGTTGCTCGAGCGCGTGTCGGCGAGTCAGAACGAACGACTGACGGCGCTCGAACTGCTGCAGAGCAGGGCGGCCACCAATCTGGATCTCGTGCTCAACTACTGTCGAGAACTCGCCAAGATGCAGCTCAGTGCAGAGCGTATCGCTGAGATCGAAAGGTCGGTCGTGCGGCCCTGATGGCGCCGCCGGATGCTCCAGGCATCCCTGGCACTCGGCTGCCGAGTGCGCAGGAGCAGGGGCGGGCGCGCGAGCCTGCTCCTCGCCCGCGGAGCTTCGAGCTGGAGTCGATTCCTCCTCGAAAGGACAGTCCACCGGCAGGCATCAAGGTGCAGGGCAAAGGCTGGCAGGTGAGTGTGCCGGCGGTCGCGCTAACGGCGATCCTCACTGCTGCGGGCACACTAGCCGGCAGTCGTGCAGTGAATGACCAGTCGAGCAGTGCGGAACTGCGCAGTGAGATGCAGGCGCTGCGCGAAGACTTCAAGTCACTGCGGCAGGAGTTCCGCGAGGAACTGCGGGAGCAGCGCTCGAACAACCGAGCCTTGCTCACCTACACCCGAGACAGCGTCACGCTGCTCGGGCAGACGCTGCGCGAGCTCGGCGCCAAGGTGGATTCTGCGTCGGGGCCGCTGCCGCCGCTTGAGCTGCACCCGCCGCCGCTCAGAGGATCCGAGGCGCCACGCGTGCAGCCACGCGCCACGCTCCCGGCCCCTCCGGAGTTTGGACCATGAGCTATACGCTGGTTGGACCGATCGCGCCCGAGGCGTTGAAGGTGCGGCTCACGCCCGGCACGACGGGACTCGACATGCAGCTGGTGAGCGCGTGCTCACTGGCGGTGACGCGACCCGACGGCTCGACGGCGACCTGGACGACGACCATCAGCGACAAGACTGCGTTGCAGTGTCTGGCTACCCACGTGTTCGACGTGGCCGGTCTCGAGGCCTCTTTGCCGGGCGGCTACGTCGTCGTGCCGACGATTATCGCGGCCGGTACGCCACGACGGTGCGCACCGTTCAAACTGCACTTGGTCCCGCTGCCGAAGCCCTGAGGAAGCCATGAGCGACAAAAACAACACGTTCGAGAACGAGCTACTCTTACTCCTGTTCCAGAACGCCAACATCGCCAACGTAGGCGATGCAACGGGTTTGCGCGGCAGCACCACGGCAGGTTCGCTGTACTGGGCGCTGCATTCGGCGGACCCGGGCGAAGCCGGCGACCAGACCACCAACGAGCTCAGTTGGGCGGGGGCCACGCCGTACGCGCGTGTGGCCGCTGCGCGGAGCTCGGGCGGATTCACGGTCACGGCCAACGTCGTCAACCCTGCCGCGGAGGTGACCTTCGCGCAGAAGCAAGTCGCGGGCACCGTCGAGGCGCTATTCTGGTCGTTGGGCGTGGCGGCCAGCGGCGCGAGCAAGATTCTGTACCGCGGTCCGATTGGTGGAGCTGCGAAGTTGTTCGTTGGCACGACCGACGACAACGTTTCGTGCCCGGGCCATGGCTGCGCGGTCAACGATCGCGTGTACATCACGGCACTCGAGGGCGGACCTGCGCTGCCTACGGGAATCGCCGCGGGCGTGTACTACGTCAAGACCGCGCCCGACGCCAACACGATCACGCTTTCGGCCACGCAAGGCGGCGCGACGATCGACATTACGGCGATCGGTTCGGGAATCTTGCGCCGGCTTGCGCCGATGAGCATCGGCGAAAACACCGTGCCGAAACTCACGACCGCCACCAGCATCACGGAGGGCTAACCATGTCCGGCATTGCACAATTCTCGCAAGTTCTCACGTCCCAGAAGAAGGCAGGGACGTCGCTCAGCAACTTCACGACGGCGCAATCGATCCTCGTGCCGGAAGACCTGTACACGTTACCCGCGAATGCGCTGCGCGTGGGCAGCAAGCTCCGCGTACGCGCGGCCGGCGGCCTGAGCAACATCGTCACCACGCCGGGCACGATCACGCTCACGTTCAAACTCGGCGCAGTCGCGGTCTGGTCAAGCGGCGCGATTCAGATGAATGCGACCGCTCACACGCTATTGCCCTGGTGGCTCGATCTGGACATGCACGTGCGCGCCGAAGGCTCCGGCACCAGCGCAAATATCCTCGCCATGGGCAAGCTCTGCGGGATTCAATTCACGCTGACAGCCGGTCAAACCGATCCGGCGAACACGCCGGGCGCGTACATGGTGCCGGCGACCGCGCCGGCAGTAGGCACGGGCTTCGACTCGACCGTGGCGAACCTCTGCGATTTTCACGCGGCGTTCTCGATTGCCAACGCCGGCAACGCAATCCAGTTGCAGAGCTACGACCTGACTCACCTCTGGTCGTGATCGAGAGCGAGCGCTAAATGCCCTCGCCTAGCTTTCGCTCGGAGTCGCACAACTACAATTATTCGTCGTCGCAGACGACGTTCACGATGACGGAGCCGTCTGGGGCGGCTCAGGATGATATCCTTGTAGCGTGCTTCATCGTCGCGAGCAGCGTGTCTTCCATCACGCTGCCTACTGACTGGCTCCTGATTTCGCGGGGCGGCAACGACACTGCCCCTTATTCCTGGTTTATCGCAGCGATCCGGCGGGGTGCTAGCGCCCCGGCTCTTGCCGTGTCTTGGAGCCCCACACGTAACTGGGAGTGGGTGTGTCTCGCAATCTCGGGGGTGCCGGCATCGATAGCCCTCAAAGATGTATTTGAGCAGGCGCACCAAGGCAACTGGCGCACTGGCAATGATCCCGATCCGCCGGCAGCCACGACACAGACGGCAGATACTCTCGCGCTCGCTGTAGGTAGGGCTTGGAGTGGATTTGCGAATGCCGGAACGATAAACGACGGGTTCACGATCGGATTTAGCGGCGCTCCGTCGGGGCAAACGGGTTTCGCGACCTGCATCGGATACAAGCAGGTCGCGGCGGCGAATACGACAGTCGACCCGCTGATCACAAATACGTCGTCAGGTTCATCGAGCTTCGATGCATCGCTGGTGATCATAGCGACTGAACCGCGACCGACATCGTCGGTTTTGCCCGTCGGCAATTCACACACCTTCGGCACCAATAAGTGCGCCCGGCCTCACGTGAAACCGGGGCAGTGTCTGGTTGCAACAGCACACGGTTTCAACGCCTCCGGATTCGTTGCACAACTGCAGGCGCCGGCAGGCTGGACCCAGGTGCAGCTAATGCCCGCGTGGATCTCGTTCCAGGGCGATCCTGATGCAGAATGGGACGTGGCCGGTCAATGGTATCGCATCGCAGACTCGTCGGACGAGACAACTACTGAGTGGACCTGGACAGGCATTGACAACACCGAGGTTCGGCTGACTATTGCGAGTTACGCAAATGTAGACTCTTCGGCGCCTCTCGGCGCGACGCCGACCAACGATTCGCGGAATAGCGAGAATGCTACAAACACGGCTGTTGCGCCGACTACAACGGTCGCCCGCAATGGGTCGAGGTCTATTGTCGCGATCGCGCCCTATTCGGTCGCTCCGGCCGTGCCGGCGGGCTACTCGCCGCGTTCCGAGTCGCTCACACAAATTCGGACATTCGACAAAGCAGTAAATGCGGGCCCAACCGGATCAATAAGCTCGGCGCTTGGGGCGGCGCAGCCGTGGGGCGCGATGCAAATGGTGCTGCAGCCGATCGACAACTCCGTGCCGGGGCGCTTGCTGCAGCAGCCCATGGCGCGCGGCGTGTCGCTGCGCTCTGCCGACCCCGCGGCGCTCATGTGGGGCCGCGGGTTGCTCGTGCCAGGTAGTCCCGCCGCGACCGCCACGGCGATCGAGGGCTTCGGTCATGCGATAGGCGGCGGTTTTGGCTTGGCCGTCGGCGCGCCAGACGGCTTCGCTTTTGGCGCCAGTTTTGGCTCAAGCTTCGGAGCTGCGCTCAGCGCTGCACAGGCGCTAGGAGGCGGCAACAGTGCTGGTGCCGGTATCGGTGCGGCCAGCAGCGCGCCGCAGGCGCAGAGCGCCGGTACGGCCCTGGGATTGTCTTCTGCCGGTGGACTCGCGGCGCCGTTGGCGCTCGGAGTCGGCACAGCGACTGCATCAGCTTGCGCCGCTGGTGTCTCGGTGGCGGAGTGCCGCGCTAGCGGTACAGCTGTTGGCGCTGCATGCGCGGCAGGTGTCGGGGTCGGAGACGTTCTTGGTGCGGGCTTCGGGCGCGCCGTTGGCGTTGCGCTGGCGCGTGGTGTTGCGGCGTCCGTCAGTGCGTGCACAGGGAGCGCTTATGGCTGGGGGCTCGGCTTTATTGACCAGACCCAGCAAGTGGGCGGACTGACCGCAGAGAGCGCCGTTCTGGGCGACGTGCTGGCCGAGAGCGCCGTGCTGGGCGACGTTGAAGCATCGTCCGTCGTGCTTTGACCGCGGTCAGCTGCCATAAACCAGCCGCGATGCCACACCCAAGAGCCCCCGTTGCCCTCACCGGCAGCGGGGGCTCGGTGCTTTGTGTGCCTACGAGCACCCACCGTAGTGGCGCCGCATCTCCTCGCGCGCGCGGTTGAGCTCCGCCATCGCGGCGTCGCTGCCGCCGCGATCCGGGTGGGCCGCACGAGCCAGCTCCCGGTACTTGGCGTCGCACATGGTCAAGTCGAGGAAGCGAACCGCGCCCTCCTCGA